TCTCAAAGACTAATGTTCCCTTCAAGAAGAGTAGTATTAGGTGGAGATGTCTTCAGAGATGAGTATTCTCTTGCATTTGATGGTACAAATGATTATATACAGACAGGCGACCCATTTAATTATACAGATATAACAGTTTCTGCTTGGGTTAAAGTAACTGGAGATTCTTTAGATGATTCTATATGGCAAAATAGAGATTCTCTTAATGATGGAATGGTTTTATACTTTGATACTTCTGAATATCTTATTTGCAAAGTTAATGGTACAGCAACTGGAGCAGATTCTGTAAATGCAGTAACAGCAGGAACTTGGAATCATGTTGTAGGCACTTGGGATGGAACAACTATAAAGACTTACATAAATGGGGTTGCTAAGAATTATATAAGTTGTTCAGGAACTATGGATGTATCTACAAATGCAAGAATAGGGAAAAATTCCTATAATACTTTTTTATCATATTATGGCAATATATCAGAGGTTGCTGTATATAATTCTACTTTAACAGCCTCACAAGTTAAAACACTTTACAATGGTAGAGAACCTTACAATCACAAAGAAGGTATTGCAACAGGCAACTTAAAGGCTTGGTGGAGAATGGGTGATGGTAGTTTAGACCATAGACAAACTGATGGGGTTATTGGAGATGAAGTGAATCCAACAACTGGAGCAGAATTAATTAATGCAGGAAGTCAATCAGGGACTATAACTGATGGTTCTACTCCTTGGTTTTCTGATAATGATGGAAGTAGTGGAGATGCCCAACAGGCTTCTATAAGTTCAAGTACAATTACATTTGATACTTCAGCAGCAAGCGATTGGGAAACTTTAAGCTATACAGGAACACCCTCTACTACAGGTATATATAAATTAAAATGCACAGTTGCACGAACTTCAGGTTCTTTTAATATTTATTCTGATAGAGGCACAGATTATGTTCATAGAACTGTAAGTTCATCTGGAACTTATACAACATATTTAAAGCATGAAGACTCTGCTTGGTTAGTTAGGTTTGGTTCAAGTAGCTTTGTAGGTACTATATCTGATATATCTTTAAAACTTATGAATGGAAATTCAGGAATAATGGTAAATTTTGATGGTTCAGATTTTACAGGAGATACTCCATAATGTTTGAAAACAGAAGATGGGTTATTATTACTTTAGCAAGTTATGATGATGAGCAATTAGAGAACTTATGTGCTAATGCTATTCAAAGTGGAGTTAGTACTTTAAGAAAGACTTTAGATGGCACAAAAGCTATACTTAAATGGGATGGAGATACACCAGCAGTATTTGATGGAATGACTACCTATACACATAGTGAGATAAGAACAGAATTAAATAAAGCAGAATGGGCTAATAATGACTAAGAGAATATATCTAATAAATAATCCATATAGATGGTATTCAACATCTACACAGATTATGAGATTTTATCAACCGAAAATAATCCATATAGATGGTATTCAACATCTACACAGATTATGAGATTCTATCAACCGAAAGGAGTAGTATATATTGTTAAGTGAGTTTGATGAGATTATAGATGTTGTATTAAAGCACGAGGGAGGACTTGTAGATGACAAGGATGACCCTGGTGGATTAACTAATTTAGGGATAAGCCAAAGAGCATATCCAGATGAAGATATAAAAGGATTGACAATTGAGAGGGCTAAAGAATTATATAGGAGAGACTATTGGGACAAGTATAGGACTGGGGATATCGCTAATCGTCTCAGGCATACTTATCTTGATATGTGCATTAATATGGGGGGTAGCCGAGCTATTAAAATTTTGCAAGAAGCTTGTAATAGTAAAAATTCTGAAAAGATAGATGTAGATGGTGGCATAGGTCCAGCGACTATAAGAGCAGCATCAAGTGTCGAAGAGTTTAGATTGAGAGCATATAGAGTATTATATTATGCTGAATTAATAATGAAGAAGCCTAAGATGGAAAAATATTGGGTTGGTTGGTTTAAAAGGAGTTGTGAAGTATGAAATCATCAGAAGATACAAAATTTAGGGATACAGTTATTAAATCATTAAGTGCTACTGAAGTGGAGATTAAAGCTATTAAATCAGATACCGAGCGAATAATTAAAAGATTAGATGACCTTAGTATTAAGGTGCAAGTCAATGAAAGAAATATATCTAAGATTAATGGGATTATGGCATTAGTTTTTACATTTTTTGGTGCTATGATTGGATTAATGGGGCTTTATAAATAGTGGAATCAATGATACAAGAATTAGGAGTTGTAGGTGTTCTTGCAGGTGCTTTGATATTTCTTATTAAATATCTTACAGGTGATTTAAAACAGGAAATTATAGATTTAAAAAATATAATAGTTAAATTAATTGATAAAATTAATAATTTAAAAGAAACTGTTGATAAAAGATGGAAAGAATGATACAGAAGATAGTAAAGAAATTTGTATTAAAAGCGATTGATGAGACTATAGGAAAGAAGTTTCCTATTATAGATGAAATAACAGATGTATTTCAAGAGCAAGAAGTTAGATTTAAAGAAATAGAGAGAGAAATCTCTGCGATAAGACAATATATGAAGGAGAATGACAAATGAATAAGTTAGTGGCAGTTATTAAGAAGTTAGCAATTGAAATGATTCTAAATGATGAAATGAAAACTAAGATTATTACATCTTTAAATAAGAAGATAAATATTCCTCTAATTTCAGAGGCAACAGAAAAAGAGCTTATGGAAGGTTTATATGAAGCTATGGAAGAAGCCTTAAAAGATGCTATTGAGGTTAATAATGCCAGTTAAAAAAACAACTAAAAAGCCGGTTGTTAAAAAAAATACAACCAAAAAACAAACAACAAAAGAAACCCCGACAAAAACAAAAGGGGAAAATGTAGCAGAAATGATTGTACAGCAACTTAATAATATACAAGTTAAGCTAAATGACCTCAATAATAGGGTCTCTAAGCTCGAAACTCTTAATATTAAGTCTATGCAGACAGATAATAGATTTACAAAGATAGAGAGCCGATTAGGATTATAGTGTGCCTAAACAAACTCATCTAATAAATAGGTTTGATGGTGGAATAAATACTCATTTTAATAAGAGAGATATCCCGGACAATACCTTAATTAAAGCTGAAAATATCATGGTTGATAAACATGGTAAAATTAGATTAATAGGCACTACGGAAGATTCTACCTTTGGTACTTTAAGTGGAACTACTTATCCCGGATATGGAATATTCCCATTTCAATCAGATTATGATAACCCAGTACCAACTACTAATATATTTGCCACTCATACTGATTTTAATGTAAGTACTCCACATGAAACTCATCATTCATCTAATACTGACGCAAGTCCTAATTATACTACTTGGTCAGTTGTAGCAGATAGCACAGCTACTGGTTGGTATTTTCAATCTGTTCATACAGACGATTCACAAGACCATCCTCAAGATAATACTGGTAGTGGATGGCATCATGACTACGGCAATAATCAAATGATATGCCAATTAGGTAGTACTGTTAGGAATTTGCTACTATATAGAAATTTAAATTCTGATTGTGTAGGGAAGACTTATAAAATCGTAGTTAGTTCTAGAAGGAATGTAACATCTGATAATAATAAATGGAGATTTTGGGCACATAGAGGTATTAATTCAGTAAATTCAACATCTCTTAGTGATTGGATTACTCCAACGGGTAGTGAAGTAGAATATTCAGCAATTTTTCAATTAGGTGAAGGGGCTAATGGGAATATAGGTATACAATCATATAGTCATAATGATGTGGATTTTGATATAACACAATTTGCTGTATATCAAGTGCCTTCATTAAGCGATACAAAATATGTTGTTATGCAAAATGAGAATGTGGCTGATATAAAAGATTTAACTAATGATATTTGGAGAACAGGTGCTTTTAATCTTGATAAGGATGATACTGTAGTTACAGACCATCCAAGCCAAGATACAAAACCTATTTATTATATAGCTGACGGTATCCTTAGAGCTATAGATACTAATTTTAATAATGCCAATACTATATCTAAGTGGTATGGAGTTATTAATAGAACTAACTTTGTAGATGGGGAAGGCAATGCTCAATTTTTAGAATGGCTTTCTGCAGACCAAAAGCTTTATCCCCCGTCAGATACTACACATGCAGATGGCGAGGACCATAATCCCGGTAAAGTTACTATTGAAAATGACGATAGTGTAGATACAAGCAATTACCCAAACCTTGCTTCAGGAGCAGATGACGGATTAAGGTTTCATTATGGAATGGATAAAGATACCGATACAGCAACAAATGGAACATGGCAAGGTACATTTAAGTTTTATATAAGTTACTTATATGATTTAGAAAAGCAAGAATCAGGATTGTTTTATTTAGGTTATGAAACAAATACTGCTGATAATGTAGGATTAGCCTGTGCTTTTACTGCTGATTATTATGGCTCTTATTATAGATTTAATAAACGAGTTACAGGGGCAAGAGTATATTATACAGATGCTGATGATTCTGACGGGATTTATTATCAGTTAATGGAAGTTGATTTTGTTCAAGGTTGTAAGAAGTACGATGATTTATCTTATACAGCTTGGGCTGTAGATAGTGCTGGTACTGACGGTCAAAATGTTGAATGTCCAGAAGATAGTATAACTCAAACAACTACACAAAATACATCTTTTCATTTTCTTCATCCTCCTAAAGTATTAACATATCAAGCTATTAATGGGTATGATGCTGATGAGCATACTATTTTTAAATATAAAACTGCTGTAATAGCTAATAGAAGATGTTATATTGGGAATGTCGGGAAATTAGATACTACTGCTGAGGCAAATAATATAGTAGAAAAGTTTAATGATAGAATAATAAAAAGCCCTGTAAATAAGTTTGATACATTCCCAGAAGGGAACTTTTTAGATGTTACTGTAAATGATGGTGATGAAATTATAAGATTAGAAACTTTTGCAGATAGACTACTTCAATTTAAAAGGCAGAAACTTTTTATAATAAATATATCTCAAGATATTGAGTTTTTAGAATCTGAACATAGTTATATGGGTATAGACCATCATGCAGCCGTAACTAAAACAGAAATAGGAGTTGTTTGGACGAATAAGCGTGGTTGCTATATTTATGATGGTAAGCAAGTAAAGAATCTTATAGACCAGAAAATATCACATAAAGAATGGTCTGATTTCTTAACAACTAGTGGTATGATTGGCTATATCCCCGACAAGAAACAAATAATTGTATTCCAATCTCCAGCATCTATGTCTACAAATGTTTATATATATGATTTTTTAACTACGAGTTGGACTAATGGGAAGGATTTATTTGAATCAGGAGCAAAGACAAACATAATTCTTAACTCTTCAGGTGAGATGCTATTTGGTCAATATACAAATCAAACGAATGATGTTGATATATCTGTAGGTACAAATCACGGTGGAAGTTCAGCAGTAAGTGCGAGTACGGGAATACCTCCTACAGCAGAAATAAATTTTAATCCTATTTCTACTGCTACTTTTCAACAAAATAATGCTGTAAGTTGGAGAGTTGTACTTGGTCGGTCAGAAGATGGGGCAGATATAGAATTTACTAGTGGTTTAGGCACGACAGGTACTACTTTTGATGCATTAACTAATGTATTACCAGCTTCAACATTTGTTAATACCCCTAGTGATGACGAAGAAGTTAGTAATGTAATATTTATAATATCTAGGTTGGTTAATGCAATTAATGCACATACATCAACTACTAAATGGAGTGCAGAGAGGCAAGGATATACATTAAAGATTACATATACAGGACCTTCAGCTCAATATGGTGTATCTGGAGATGGTCAAGGAACAACAGATTCGGGAAAACCTTCACTTAAAGCATTAGCTATTTTAGTGGCAACATCCGGTGATGATTATAAATTTTATACAGATACTTCAACAGGTACAATGGTTATGGCAGAATCAAATGATACAGCAGCGACTTATTCGCCATGGGTTGGGGGAGCAAGGTCATTATTCCAATCAGTTAATGCTTCAACACTTGGAGAAGGTTCAGTATCACAGATAACACAATTATCTTTTTTAAATATGCCGGGTTCAGGTGCAGCGAATATATCGGCAGTTTCATTTTATTTAAATGTAAAAACATATGATACTTTTAGACAAGTAGATAAAGATGTAGATATTTATTTTACCCCCGGACAAGATTTAACAGACTATGAAGGTGGATTTGATACAAATGTTCCAGACTCTCTTGATACAAACCAAGAACTTGCTACTGCAATAAAAGCATTAATGAATGGTAATTCTGAATTAAGCGATTTAACATTCGGTACAGTAACTGATTCTTCTGTGGCTGATGGTTTTGGTAGTGGTGATACTAATATTTATTATTTTGACATCACAGGAAAAAGTGACTATACACCATTTGAGATAACTCGTAGTATAATTTCGGGAAGATATGTTACTATGTTTAGAAATAATTCAAATAGTAATGGGTTTATTACTGCAATAACCAAAGATATTGATTTTAAACAGCCGGGAGTTAGAAAAAATATATATAAAGTATATGTAACATTTAAAACAACAGACCAGGATGATGATATAAGTCAAACACATACAAAAATATATTATCAAACTGATGGTGCAGATATAGAACAAGAACCTAAAGATTTTGATTTTACTAAAAGTATTAATTATGGTGAATCTACAACTGGATTTAAGTATGATGAGTCTATAAAAGGTATATTAACAGTAACTTTAGCAGACTCTAGTGGGTTGAATAATTCAGACCTAACTACTGCAGATGTTGAGCTCTCAGATGTTTCAAATATAAAAAAGGGTGATGCTCTTAAAATAGGTACAGAGGTTATGCTAGTAACTAGCGTTGATAAGGCAAATACAGAAGTAAATCTTTTGAGAGGATACCAGTCTACTACGGGCGTTCATAGTCAGCATGATACTGTATATATATATCCAAAGACTAAAAGTTATGTAGCAGAAATTATACCATCTACTCCAATAAGGAATATTTATTCTTTTCAACTTATGATACAATCTGCAGCTGGAACACCAGCTAAATTTGAAATAGAAGATGTAAGTATTATCTATAGGATAAAATCTACAAGATGAGATATGGTGATATAAGCAGGATACTTCACAATAAAAAGGCAAGCCGTACTACGATTGGCAAAGGTGAACCAAGCCAAAGAGAGGGTAGTGACGGTGATATGTCAATTAGAGAAATTACTGGTAAGGGTATATTTTTATTTGTAAAGTACAACAATAATTGGTATTCAAGAGTCTTGTTTGACGGGGCTGCTGAAATAGGTATGCAAAACCCCGGCAGAACCATGCAATTATTTGGTTGGAATCCCGACTCTAAAGCTTATACCTTATTAAATGCAAGTGAAGTATTTGAGTTAAACTACGGTAGTCCGGGTAAGCTGACACTTGGTAGTAGAAAAGCGAGTACAATAGGTGGTGGTACAGGAAATAAAGGACAATTAATTCTTGGTGATGATTCTAAATCTTCTGGAGTGCTACATCTTGGAAAAGGTTCTGCTGGTGTAAGTACCATTGCAGCTGGTATGATTGATAGTCTTAATGGTGGATTATTACGAATACTCGGTGGTTATCATCTTGCTGTAGGGTATGAAACAATACTTACAGTTGGTTCTACTAATATGGCAAGTATGTTGCTAAAACATGTATCTATTCAGTCTCCTTATGGACCAGTTCTTGCCTTGCGTGAATGTGAAAACCTTGCATCAGATACAGAACTTATAACTGATTCTAAAAATAGAGATTTTGCTTCAGCTTCTGATTGGGTTATATATGACCCTGAAAGCACTTCATTTACATTTGGAGATGATGGTACTCCTGCATACTTAGAAATAACAGGAACAACTTCAGAGGAAAAACAGGGTGCTGAACTTGGTACATCTTATTTTACAACACTAGTTCCGGGCAACACTTATCAAGTAAGTGTAAAGATATGGTCTACTGGTTCTATATCAGATTTTACTATTGAATTAGGTGGAGTTACGAATAGTTTTGCTATATCTACATCAACTACAGCAATTGTAAAAGATTATTTAGTAACTGCTGATTCTGCTTTAAGAATATATTATCAAAATGCTTCTGAAACTCAATGGTTTATTGATGATGTATCTATAAGAAAAGTAGCTCCAGTTAGTACTAATACTGGTGGATTATATGTAGAAAGACAATCAACAGGAGGTGATGGTGTTTTAAAGTTTAGAAATGCAGGTGGAGATATAAGCACATTATCTTCTACAACAGGAGGTTTAGATGGCTATCTTCCTCTTGCTGGTGGTACTGTGACAGGTACTTTAATATTAGATAACGCTGGAGTAACAGGAACTCCAAGTACAGCAGGTAAGTTTTTTGCTGTAGCACCAGCAGCTTATATAGATGATAATACTGCAGATGGAGGGACAGCAGCTAATTTTTATGGCTCAAGATTTAGTCTTCATGCTATAAGACCCAGCTCTGGTAGTATAACTACTACAAATGCAGCTACTGTATATATTGAAGGTCCTTCTACAGCAGGCACAGGGCAAACAATAACCAATAACTATGCTTTATGGGTAGATGATGGAGCTTCAAGATTTGATGGGAATGTCCAATTAGCCAATAGTGGAAAAGTAATCTTTGGTGATGCAGAGGAATATATAATGGGTGATGGAGCAACATTATTTATTAAATCTACCAATAATGTTGATTTTGATGGTTCGAGAGTTATAGGGGTGCAAAGACTTACATTTGAAGATGGTGGCTCTACTATTGATATAGTAAGAGATGAAGATGATATGGCATCTGATGATAATATGGGAGTCGCTACTCAACAATCAATTAAAGCTTATGTTGATAGTAGCTCCATAATTGGGTATACTCATATATATAATAATAGTATTATAGCAAATTCAGGGAGAATAGAAGTAGCAGGGGCAACTCCAGCCTTATTAACTACAGTAGGAGGTACAAACCTTTCAGTAATTTTTACAGCTCCCCCATCAACTAATGTTGAAGTATCATTGACTTGTTTAGTTAGCTCAACTAATGATTATCTAAGGCTTGGACTTAGTGAAAGTAACTCATCTTACACCCCTGTTACAACTGAAGGGGATTACAATGAATTTGTACATTATGCAGATGAATCTGATATGTTAATGATGACTGTTAAATGGGTTTTAACAGGACTTTCAAGTGGTAAAACATATTATGTATGGGGTTCAACTAATGGTTCATTTAATAAGTGTTACATTTATCATGGGAAAAATTATCATCATAGTTCAACTTATTATAACCCACCAATCATTATTAAAGCAACTACACTACCAAGTGTAATAACTACAGGAAATTAAGAGAATAAAAACTATTGAATAAGAACTTAAATATATATAATAGTATTATGAATAGATATTATTTTATACTAGGAAGAAATAGGTAAAATATGGGAAAGAACTACACACCGGGTCATGTTTCAGGAATGTTTAGCGATTGGTTAAAACCATATATGCAAGAGTATGAACAAAAGCGAGAAGAGCGAGAATATAAAGCTCCTTTAGGTGAAAGAAATGTAGGAATTTTAAATACTATTCTTGCCGGAGCAAATACTTTAAAAAGTATTAATGAAACTCTAATAGCATCTAAGACAAGAAAGGCAATGAAACAGGCAGAAGAATTAAAATTTAAAATCTCTGGTTTTGATGAAAAAACTAATTATATTGGTTCTGGTATGAGTAAAAAAGCTTATAAAACTTTAGTATCTCAAAGGGAAAAATTATACAAAGAAGATACTGTTGGGGAAGATGAGGATGAAGATTTTTCTTTAGGTGGTCCTATAAAAAAATATATAAATGGTGGTAAAGTTAAAAAATATCAAGATGGTGATTTTGTTGGAATCCCATATGAAGAAGTAAATGTATTAGGCAATCGACAAGAACTAAATCCCTTAGAGTTCCGTAAGCCTGAAAATATAATAGACCAACTAAAACCCGGCAAAATACCTGGAATAAACACAGATACATCATTTAAAGGTCAGGATATATATAAATCTTTAGGTGTCGGTAGCGAACAGATGGAAAAAGTTGCAAAAGTTACAGGTGGTGTTCGGAAAGCCTCTGATATTGGAAAGAAAGTATATGGTGAAGCTACTTCTGCATTAGGAGCTGCACAGACATTAGAGAATAAAGACTCAACTGCAGTTGATAAAGGTGCTGCTATTTATAGTTTAGCAGAACAAGGGGAAAGAGGAATTAGAGCTGGTGTGAAAGGTGCTAAAGCTATTGCAGCAAAACTTGCTAAAAAGAAAGCTGCCGAAGAGCTTACCAAGACAGCTACAAAAGAAGCAGGTAAAGTTGTTGCTAAAGAGGGTGCTAAAGCAGGTGCAAAATGGGTTGGTAAACTTGCCCCGGGAGTTGGTATTGGAATGGGTGCTCATCAGATTGCAACTTCAGATAATGCATTAGGTAAGGTTGGTGGTGCATTTGATGTAGCAGCAGGTGTTACTTCTATAATTCCGGGTATCGGTACTTTAGCAAGTGGTATTCTTGGTGGTATTGGCACAGGATTAAGTGTCCTTGGTGGTGTAACTCAGAAGCCTAAAAAAGGAAGACACATAGCAAGGTGGTAGAACCTACTCCTTTGATGAAAGAAAAGATGGATAGATATTGTGAGAAATCTCTTGATACTAAAGAAGAGTTTGTCGAGCCAAATTATAAAAGCTTTGTTCGTGAATTTAAAGACGAGACTTGGTGTGAATATTCAATAGAAGGTGATATATTTTGGATAGAAAGTGCCTATTCGGAGAAAGATACTATTAAAAGATGGGCAGAGATTATACAACTTGCTAAAGACTATGGATGTAAAAGTATTCAGTTTTCAACACAAAGAAACCCAAAATTATGGGAAAGAAGATTTGGTTTTAAGCCAATACAATATAGAATGGAGTATACCTTATAATGGCTAAGAAAAAAACAGCATGGAAACCAAGTGAAGGTAAGTATGGTTTTTTAGGTGCACATTCTGGCTCAGAAGCCGGTAAAAGAAACAGAGGTAAAACTAAAGACAAAGGAGCACAGCAAGTAAAGGATGCAGCAGACCAAGCTTTAGGAACTCTTCTTAGACAATTTAATAGGTCTTCTGGTCCAGACAGTACTTACCAACAACAAATGGATTTAGAGACTGAAGCAGCTGGTCTTGCAGAAGAAAGTTTTTTAGACGAAACAGATAGACAAGCAAGTGCGATAATGGATGCAAATAAACAACAATCAGAAGCGATAGAAAATCAGCAAGCAAAATCTGGATTTGCCGGGTCAGGCTCAACAGGAAGAGCAAGAGAAGACTTAGCCCGTTCAATCCAAGAAAAAGGTAAGGCAATATATGGAGACCTTAGTATGAAGATGGGAGCTCAAGATATTGAAATGGATAAGAAGAAGCTTGGTGCAGAAACAGAAATGGCTAATGAGCTTGACAGAATAGAAGGAGAAGCATCAGGTATTATAAGTCAAACAACACAAGCTCTTAATTCTATGGATAAAAAAGCTGTAGCAAGTGAGTATAAATGGAAACCAAATCCGGGATTAGATGCATTTAAACCACCTGATGATATAAATTTAACGATAGGATAAGATATGGGTAAAGTAGACTGGCGAGGAATATCAATGGCAATTGGACAAGTTAATCAACTTCTTGAACCCAGTTATAAGCAAAAGAAAGAGATGGAACTTGAGGACTGGAAGACTAAAGAAATATGGAGTCAAGGTTTTGAAGAATTAACAAAACTGGATAATGAAATAGATAAATCTTGGGATGAATTAGGAGTTAAAACTGAAGAAATTGCAAATATAGATTTATCACTTTCGTCTAAAGTGCCAGAAAGAGACTTAACTAATGGTGGTTTATTTATTAATCAAGCTCTTGGTATGAAGACCTTAGATGGGATGAGGCAGGTTATTAGTGATGGGAACAAGAAATTAGAAGAGGTTCAGAATTATATAAAAGAGGGAACGAGTACAATAGCAAGTTATAAAAGTGGAAATGAGCTGTTGCAAAATATTCCTTTAACTTATGATGAAAATAGTAAATTACCAGCACACTTAAAAGGTTTAGCCGATTTTGATGAAGATGGAGAGATAACAGGCTATAGTAATTTTGATTCAGATAATGATGGAAGTTTAAGTACAAAAGAACTATCTGCAGCAAAAACTCAAGTTATAAATATGCTTTCAGTAAGAGATGATTTAAGTCATACTTTTAATCCAGAAGCTTTTGAAGTAGGATTTAATAGTGCTTTAGATGAGCAAAAATTATTAGAATCTCAAGTACAAAGAGATAGAGCTGGTGAAGAATATAAATATTGGGAAAAGAAAAGAGATAAGGTTTATGGAGATTGGAAAATAGAAAAAGATGCAAATGAAAGAGAGACTAACGAAAGAAAAAGAAAACTTCTTGAGGGAAGATTGAAACCAGAAAACTTCTCAGCTGAAGATACAATAAAAAGTATATTTACATTAGAAAATATGATGCTTGAAGATAGAACTTTATATGGTGAAAATGCTGACAATGCAAAATATTATCACGAGGAAGATGAAAGAAAAGAAGCTACTCCAGAACAAGTTGCAAGCACAGATGCAATTAAAGAAAGATTACAAAAGTTATATTCAAGAGCCTTTGAACTTAATATAAAAGATTTTGGATTACCAACTCTTCAAAGATTAGTGTCAGCAACCCCCGGCTCAGGTGCATCAGCTTGGGATTATGGAGATGATGAAACATTTATATATGGCGAAACAACAGATACGGATGGTATAGGGCAAATAAATTGGGATGAAGATAATTTAGAAAATATAATGGCAGGCGAAAATGTAGGAGGTGAGCTTAAAAGTTATAGAAAACAAGCTATGGCTAATTTAATAAGTAACTCTATCAATATAGAACCTGCTTCAAAAAAGCAGATTTTACATATTATAGATTTATATCAAGAATTTGATGAACATCCTAATACTGACAAAAAAGATAAAATGGCATATGGTGCTTTATTAAAGGCTATAGTTGATAAGGCAGCTACTGGAAATATTGATACTGAATATAACATTTTAAAAGATAGAATGCTAAACCCGGAAAAATATTAATGGCTTTAAGACCTTTAAGTGAGATGACCGATGAAAATAGTTTAGAGCTTTCTGCAGACGAAGCAGCTCAATATTTTAAATCCCAAAAAAAACAAACCAATGAGCTTTCTACAGAAGAAGCAATGGCTCATTTCAAGAATACAAAAACAGAACTTTCTCCTGCTGTAAAAAAAGCAAGAGAACCTAAGAAAATGTCTACTTGGGGACAAATAAAACAAAATATAGGCATAACTTCTCCAGCAAAGAAATACGATAACTATGCTATCTATCAAGATGAGTATAAAGATTTTCACGAAAAAACTAAAAATAGGCTTAAAGAAAATGGTTTAGAAACAAGACAAATGAGGGATGATGCTGTGGCAAAAGGTCTTGATTCAGGGAAAAAACTGATAAATAATGCTACAGAGTACGCTATGTTTATGATGAATAATGAAGATGACCCATATAAACAGGCAATGCTAAATAATCCTAGCGACAATCAACACTTAAGAACTACGACTTTAAAAAGAAACTCAAAAGATATTGAGCAAGAAACCATTACCCAAGCAGCAAATCATTACATGGAACAAGGTGTTCTTTCTAATGATGACCTTTTACTTATAAATAAAGCTGTTACAGGAGATGAATTAGCTAAAAATAATTTAAAATGGTTGATAAATAGCCGTAAAGATTCTCCTCAATCAATATGGGATTCAGAGAAAGCTGATTTCGTTCCTGCTACTGATTGGACTGTAGATGGTAAGAGAAGTAAGCCAGACCCAAATAGCTGGTCTAAGAGTGTCGTAACTACAGCACAAAACCATTTTAAAAAAAACCCGGAAGACAGAGAAAGTTTAAGAAAGCTATTTGAACAAGAAGATATAGCTATAGAGAAGAAAAGAGTCAGGGCTTTAAGAAGAGAAGAGGGTCTAAGAAGGAATGAATTTATTGATAGTGGTGGTACTAAGGTAGATGGTATTACTTTTAATGAAGATGGAAAACCTAGTTACAAAGCTGAAACTTGGTTAAAAACAGGTATTCATAATGCTCTTGATTTAGTTTCCGAATCTGTAAATATGATACCAGCTGTAGTTAGGGTTATTAATAAAGTATTTATGTATGACCACCTGATGGAGTGGATGGGTCATGATGTAGAATATGATTACGAAGGCCTAGAACAAACCTTTAAAGATATATCAGATTTTGGTAAAATGCAGACAAGGTTATTACTTCCATCAGCACCTGATTCGGAATATGTTCAGCCAGAAAACTTACTAGATTTAATGACTTCACCAACCCATTTAGGTAAAATTGTTTTAGAACAAGGACCTACTATGGGGCTTATGATGGCAGGCTCTTCAGCACCTAAATTCTTACAATGGGCTATGACTTCTGTTTATACGGGTAGTATAAAAAATGATATGCTTAATTATGAATTAGAGACAGGTGAAAAGATTCCATTTTGGAAAAGAGATGCTATGGCTGTTTCTGTCGGTCCTGTTGTTGGTTTACTTGATAAACTTGGATTGGATGTTATTACATCTACAGGTCCGGGGGCGATACTTTCTAAAAAACTTAATGATAAATTTAAAAATAGAGCAGCCCAGATAGTATTAAGATATGCTGGTAATGGTACATCTGAGGGTGTTACAGAAGGAATGCAAGAACTTGCTGAATTAGCTACTAAGTTTAATTATAGACCTGTAACTAAAGAAGAGTGGGAATCGTTAACACAATCTGCATATGCTGGTTTTGTCATGGGTATGGGCACGAGTGTTTTATCTAATCCAAGAAAGCCTGTTTCTCAAGTCCGTATAAAAGTAGATGACCCATTTGCACCATCGGATGTCTCAATCGAAGAATCTGATGATGGAACTTTTAAAGTTTTCACATACAATGCTCAAGAAGATTTAATATATGAATCTGAAAGTTATGAAACAGAAGCAGAAGCCCGTGAAGGAGCTGTAAAAGAATTAAACAGACTTATAAAGTTAAATAATACAGATGAAATTGATTTCGATAGTGATAGTGATGAAGATGGTTATGAGACTAAGGGCGAGTATATAGCAGATAGAATTATTGATGAGAAGATTAAAGAATCTGCAGAAGAAAATAAGGTTGAAATAAAAACAACCAAGAAGCAAAACAAGATAAGACCTAAAAAAGATTCATTAGCTTCAGCAAAAGTAAACTTAATAAATTCTAAAAAACTTGTAGAAGCTATAACTAAAAAATTACAAGAAGCACAAAAAAACTTAAACCGTAAAGACTTACCTTTTTCAACTCAGCATTATCAGAAAGAATATAATAAACTATTAGTAGCTCTTCAAGAAGCCAAGTCTCTTGAAACTATTTCAAGAAGAACTCTTGAAGTTAAGAAATCTTCAAAAAAACCTCGACTATCTCGTAAAGAGAAAAAAAAGAGAGCCTTAGAAGGCGAATTAGGAGCTCCTATAAATGAACAAGGTAAAGAATCATGGACAGAAGATGAAATCTCAGATATTCCAAGCGATACCGTAGAAGAAACAGAGCCTGTCGTGGCTGATGAGGTAGTGGAAACTGAGCCAGAAGTTGATGAAGTGGTAGAGACTGAAGAAGAAGTAGAAAGTGGATTAAAGGAAATAGAAGATAATTCAAGAAAAGAGGGTGTCGAATTATATTTACGAGCAGATAAAAAAAATGAATATGTATCTATAGATATTAAAACAAAAAAGGAAGAAAGAGGTAAAGGGAAAGCAAGGAAAGCAATAGAGAAAACCATTGAATATGCAGATAAAAACAACATAACACTTTCTTTGACACCTGTATCTGATTTCGGGGCAAGTAAGACAAAGTTAACAGAATTTTATAAGTCTATTGGCTTTGTTTTAAATAAAGGGAAAAATAAAGACTTCAAGACAAAAGACACAATGATTAGAGCCCCAAAACCGGAAGTAATAGAAACCCCGGCAGATATTAAATCTCAAGACCTCGACACAAGAGTAAACACCGAACTTACTGAAGATGAAGACTATGTATATACAGCAGATATACTAAATGGTAAGACTGGTAAACCATTAGCTTGGGTTAAAAATTTAAAGACAAATAGTATTGATGGTTTTACAAAAGCAGCAAGGAAACTCCAAAGCTATATAGATAAGCATTACGGTAGTGAGAACGACCAAACGGATATGAATGTAGGTGAATCAGAAGCAGCTATTCAATCAATGGAAGAAATACTTGAAGGTAGGGACTTAGCTTTTGATGATGACTTTAATATTATAGACCTACAGGAAGCTGATACCGAAACTGATACTGAAACCGATGCTAAACAAGCTGCTCTTGAGGAAATGGATAAATTGGGATTTGATATATTAGATGACGGTGCGACTAATATGGTTATCCTGCCTAATCCTATACCGGGTATGAAAGTTGTCTACAATGGTCTTATTAAAACTGCTCAGTATACATACGAAATGCTACCTAAAAAACTTCGACAACAAGCAGAAAATTTAGGTATAACTCCTAAGAACTTTGATGCTACATTTAAATCTGCTATTGATGGATTTAAGAACATACCTAAGAACATTAAAGCTTGGATTAAAAAAGTAAACAAGTCTATTAAAAAATGGTGGGGTGAGAACAAAGTACAGATTGGTGAAAAGATTGAACAAGCAATGGCAAGAACTGGTGGACTTAGCTACATTGTAGAGCCGGGAGAGGTTAAAGATTTTAAAACAGAAATAATAATTAAAGGCGATAGAAGTTATAAGGAAGTCGTAAAGGAATATTCTGGTTTATTGTCTATAGAGAATCTAAAAGAAATTTTCTCAAAAGCTAACCAAAAAATAAAAGGTGAAAAATTAAAAGTAGATAGCTTTGCTGCCCAAGCTAATAAATTAGCATTAGATTTGCAAAAAGAACTTGGATTGGATTTAGTTAGCGATGAAACTATTAAAAAAGCAAAGAAGACACCAGAAGACCTTCGGCAAATTAAAGAAACTGAAGAGTACCTTTCAGACCTTATAGTACAGGAAGTTTATCAAGAAATAAAAGACCCTAAATCAGCACAGGCTTGGTATTCTGTAAAAATGCAGAATGCTATTAATATTATTGCAGAAATACATCCTGAAATATTGACCGATAAAGATGCTGAAACAAGATTTAAAGTAGCCTTGTCAGTTACATCTAATGGAACAGATGTTATTTTAAATACTGAGTTTGGTGAGCTTGTTTATAATTACTATAAAGAAAACGGAAAATTTCCTGAAGATTGGGAAATATATGGTGCACAGCATGGTGCAGTTAATGAAGGATTTAAAAGGTATAATGAGCTTGTAGAAATTTTAGGTGAATCGGATGTTAATAAATTTTTAAATACTGAGTATACCATAAAAGAGCTTATGGATTTTGGTGTTATAACGAGTAATAAAGGTGAGTTAAAAGGTTATAAAGTTCCGGGTGCTATAATATTTGGACCAAAAGTTGGGGGAGGTTTTTATCCGAACTTGTCTGGTCAGTATCAATATCTTACTATGGACAGATGGTTTATGAGAACCATTGGTAGGTTAAGGGGGAATTTATCTCGTACAAAAGATTATACAAAACAAATTAAAGGTTTTAAGAAGTATTTAAAATCAAGTAAGAAAAAATTAAAGCAATATGATGTTGATGTTTCAAGGTTAAATGATGATGATTATGTTTTTGATTTAGCAAGGCTTGTTTACAGAGATTTTGCAAAAAGTAACGAGTGGAAAATAAAACCTCAATTAAAAAGATTAAGAAAAAAATACAAGAATAATAAAGAGACCTTAAAGCAGGAAATAAAAAAACTAAAAGACAAGCATAATATAGGAACTTTCAAAGAGAAAACATCTTTAAACGCTGCAGCTAGAGCATTATTACTTAGATTTGAGACAAAAATAGCTCCAGAGGGTGGTAATGATAGGCAGTTTATGAGAAATGTAATGCAAAGAGTTGCTGATAAAACAGGATTAGAGGTTGCAGATTTACAGGCTATAGTATGGTTTCCAGAAAAAGACCTATATTATAGCTCTGGGATAGGAAGTAAAACAACAAAAGGAACAGATTATGAACAAGAGTCAAGGAAACTCATTGATAGGCTTAGAGCTGGAAGACCTGACAGATTCAATGCCGTCAGAAAAGTTAGCGAAGTCAATAAAGTCGATACTGAAGTTAAAAAGACCGATGATAAATTCACAGAAGAAGAAAAAGCCCAAAGTCTTGAAAAAATAAAAGAAAAAACTTTAAAAAAGATGTATGGGGTTGAGCCTGCACGAAGCAAACCTGAGAAAACATCTTTAAAGCATGTAGCTGCTGGATTAAAAGAGTTAAAGAATTATATAACAAAAGGATTTAACCTTGATTATGGTGGTGGAAGGTTTGATGATGGAGTTAAATATCTAAAAAAGCAAGGCATAACCAGTCAAGTTTATGATAGATATGCCAGAGATGATATCCACAATATAAAGGTTTTAGAAAAGGTTAACCAAAAAAAAGGTGCTGATTCAGTAACTTTGATGAATGTACTAAATGTTATTGAAAATAAAAATGAAAGAGAATTTGTTGTTCAAGATGCTTATGATAAGTTAAAGCCGGGTGGAGTTATGCTTGTGCAGGTCTATGAGGGTAATAAGTCTAAAAAAGGCTCTATGACAACAATAGATACCTGGCAAGAAAACCGACCAACTGTTGATTACTTACTAGAGATTGAGTCTTTTATTCCAGATGCAGTTACAAGAAAAGGAAAGACTTTTGTAATTAATAAGCCTTTACAAAGGCAAACAACAGCATCAATTGAAGCTGGGTTCTTAGGCTTCACACCATCAAACTTAAAACTTCTAAAGAACACTATCATAGATACAGGTTATTTTGTTTACGATAACCTTCCTGCTAACCTACAAAAACAAGGACAAAGAATAGGTGTAACTGCACAAAACTTCGGCAGAACATTATCTGAGTTCTCATCCAAGACAAAACAAAACATTAAAGCATGGCTAAAGAAAGCACAGAAAGCTATGAAGAGATGGTGGGATGATAATAAGGTCCAAATAGGTGAGAAGATAGAAAGAGGTATGGCTAAAATGGGTGGTATTAAGTATGCCGTAGACCCGACAATAGAAGGATACCAAACTCAATTAAACAAATTAGATGATAAGTTCGGTAAAGGTAAAGGTGCTAAGAAAGAAAGATTAAAATTAAAAGTAAAAATAAATGATGTTAATGCTCAAGCAATATTACAAGGTAAAGATGTTGAAAGTATAAAAACACCACCTCCACCTCCTCCTCCGGGAACATTAGATGCTTATAGAGATTTTTCAAGCAAAGAGTCAAAGAAGAGAGCTAAAAAGAATAAAACAAAAAGTGGTATACTCGCTGGTGTAACTGATTTTCTAAAAAATGCAGCTATGACAAATTCATTTAGAGCTGTAATGATTAATCCTAAAATTAAAACAATGATGAGAAGATATGTTACAAGCACTATGAAAAACTCATCTATTGATAGAAAAGTAGTAGAGCCATGGTTAGTTTTAACTAAAAAATTAACTCAAGAGCAAAATGATTGGTTGAATGGTATATTGGCTAATAGCGATGCTAATGCTTTAACAGAACTAAGTAATGATGTTGGTGATATAACCATCAAGGTAACAGATAAAGATAATAAAACTAAAAAAATAACCACTAATCTTGTAAAAGAATTTCCAAAAGTTAGAGCTGTATTAGATAGGCTTGTTAAGAGAGCCAATGAAGTTGGTTTGGATATGGGATATATAGAAGCGAATGAAGAAGCTGGATTATTAGGTTACTATCCCAGAATTGTAGATGATTTAAAAGCTTTAAGAAGACATATGAGAAAAGAAGTTGGTAAAGAAATTGATGGTGCTATAGAACAAGCCTTAAAAAATTATATTATAGATGGGAAGCTTAAAGAATTTGCAAAGAAAAAAGCACGAGCTGAACAGAAGAAATTAAAAGAACAAGGTAAGGAAAGAAAAGTTTCTGCATCTATTAAAACTCTTACTAAATCCGAAATAGAGAGAGTTACAAAGGGTTTAAGTGATGCTATTTTAAAGCAAGAAGCTTCAAGGCTTAGAGAGTCTGAAAAAGCAAAGATTATAAACTCTTTAATTTTTAATATCACAAAGGGCAAGAGTGGTTTAAAACAAGGGAAATCTCGGACTATCACAAAAATAGATAAAGATATGATTCAATATTACAAGGGTAGCTCTGATGCTTTGCTTGGTTATATTGACTCAGTAAATGAAGCGATAGGAAGGCAAGCTTTATTAAAAGACCATTATGATGCAGATTTCGTTTCTATTGATGGCGATGGTAATAAAATTAAGGATGGAGTTACATCTTTAGTATCTCAAACACTTGGTGGAGAGCTTGATGCTGACCAGCAAGAAGAGGCTATTAAGGTATTATCTTCAGTATTAGATGTTCGTAATACACCAGAAGGAATTGGCAAGTTAAGGGCAATAGGTTATTTTTACACATTAGGAGATGTAGCAAATACTTTAACTCAAATAGGAGATTTAGGAGCAGTAATGTATGCTGGTGCAACTACAAATCCTATTAGAATGATAAGAAATATTGGTAAAGCATTAGGTAATAAATCTGATATTACACTTAGGGATATGCATATTGATGAAATTATGCACGAGCTTTCAGACCCAGATACCATGATGGGTGGATTAAATAAATTATTTAAATACACCGGGTTTAAAAAATTAGACTCTATAGCTAAAGAGTCATTTGTTAATACATATATTGATGGCATGCAAAAGAAGTTATTAAAGTATGATAAGCTCCCAAGAAGAAAGCAGTTAGAATTAACAGACAAGATAGCTGAAGTATTTCCAGAAGGAACAGCTAAATACAATAAAGCTATTGCAGATTTAAAAGCTGGTAATTTAAGTAATGAAGTTATAGAAGTTGCATTAAATGGATTAATGGATTTTCAACCTTTATCAGATGCAGAACTACCTGCATACTATACAAATGTACCCAATGCAAGAATAGCATATCAATTAAGTACTTGGACTTTAAGGGCAGCAAATAGAATGGTTGAGGAATTTGCTTTAAATAATAAAAAAGCAAAAGAAGCCAGAGCAAAAGGTAACATAAAAGATGCAAGAGCTTATACTGCTTTAGCATATGGAAATCCAATGAGATTGGCTGCATTTATGATGTTGGCTGGTTTTGGTAAAGATGAGGTTAAAGATTTATTTTTAGGCAAGCAAACTTCTTGGAGAGAAAATGCTTGGAATAATTTCCTTGGTTTATTTTTTATGAGTAAATTTTACACAGACAGAGCAAGGGAAAGAAATCTCATAAAAAAAACTTGGTCTGGAATTACATCTATTCCAGTAGTAGGTATAGCTAATGATGTAGTAAATGATATATATCTTATAGGTAAGTGGGGAACTACAGGTCTGAGTAAAAAAGAAAGTATTCAATATGGATTGGAAACTCCAAAAGCAATACCTTGGGTTGGAGACCAAATATATTATAGAGCTGGTAGAGGTAGGAAATCTCAATTAACAAAAGCGAAACAAGCCTTGAAAGAAAAAGGTAGTCGTAATAGGAGTCGTTGGGAAAATAAAAAGTATAGCTATATAAAAAAAGAATTAAGGAAAGTTAAAAAGGCAGAAAAGAAAAGTAAAGGTCCTGCACTTTTTGATTAATGATTAGATTCTATCTGTACATCGTGTTCATTTGCTAACTTAATTACTTTATTAATAAACTCACTAAACTCTTCTCTATTTAAATCCTTAGTAGAAGCTATTTCAAATCTTTGCTTCATAGCTTCATGTAGTTCATCTGCAGTATAACCATCAAACGGGTGTCGTTTAGCCATTACTCTTATGATTTTTCTATAATGATTATTTTGTTTCTGAGTTCTATTTCTTATCTCCTCTATTGTAATCATCACCTCCCCCGACAGTCCCGATATAAATTCTTTCATCTTATCTTCTGTAGGTATAACTAACTTCTTACCATTCATATATCCTAAAAACGAATCTGTTTTAATCTCTTTCATATCTTAACCACCTCATTAATATTCTATGACTTTCTCTCCATAGATTAATTCTATATTTCTTTTCAAACTTTTCCATATTTGTATGCCTCTCTTGATGATGTCCTCTGCATAAAGGAATGGCAGAAAAATCCTCCCACAAATCATCATTCCTATTCCCACCCATCCCGACAGTATCCAAATGGTCTCTGTCAGGATTAGGATGTCCACACACTAAACACCCGTGGGTAGAAATATAAAGGAGGTAATCCTTTCCGTCTTTAACCTTCAACAAGCCAGAACTCTATTAATGTTCTCGGTCTATTATCCCCATCATCAACATAAAGCTTTTCAACCTGTAATCTCGTAACAAAACAATCATCTTTCCATAAAATTTCATTACAAGAGTCCATAACATATTTCGCAAGATTATCAACATCCGGTTTTGTCCGGCATAGCTTATACTCTTTTGCCCACTCTTTTAAATTCTGAGTACACCGACCTTTCTTCGTTTTCCAATGGGCTTTTGGTCTAGGCATATAGAATGTCAAACTTAAAGAGATACTTCCTTTAAGAGCCTTTTTTGGAGCTTTAGAACGGACCTTATCAGAGAACTCCTTCTTTGATTTATAACAAGGGTCATAATTCCGGATAAACCCCCCAACTCTAGTACTTCTATGTCTTGCTTGTGGTCTAGGGATTCCTATTATTTCAATCTCACGAAACACTTTTATAATCCTTATTCGTAAACTCTAACAATATATGTTTAGGTTTATTGCTGGACTTAACAACAATAGTGGATTGTTCCTTAAATCCGTTTACTTTCATATATGCTTTTGGCAGGGTTATTCTACCCCTTTTATCCATCTTAACTTCTGCTATTTTCATGTTTTTCTATTTCCTTTAATTCGTAAGATATTCTTTTTAAGACATGAATTTCATCTGTCATATCTTTTATTAAGTCGTTTATTATTTCTAAAGAAGCATTAAGCTTTAATGTTCTTTCCCATACCTCTATAGATGATATATTATATTGTTTCATTCTTCTCCTTTTGCTTGGTATGTCCAGTTTATTATATATATTACTGGACAAAGTGTAGTTAAAACTATGTAGTGTCAATCCTACATTTCTTTATTGTGTATTTTTTATCCATTGTTTTCCTTTTTTTTTATGTTGTTGTAATAATGTATAATACGATGGGCATATGATTCCTTTAATAAATACCAACCATTTACTACTTGGGTTGTTGTTTCAAGGTTATCACCACCTAGTTTAATTTGAAATTTATTACCGGGAATATCTAAATCCTTTACTCTTTTTGTATCTTTTATTTTTCTAAATTGATTAGACCTTTTTGTTGATTGAAAAATGTCAAGCTTTATAGAAGTATTTGGTTTTTCCAAATTTATAAGGTATATATCAATACCTTTCATTGTGTCTAATGTGTCATTTCTAATTATATCATCACTATCATAATCATAAATACTATTTCCAATTTCTAACAATATATAATATGCATGCCACTCCCGTACTAAAGATGCCCACATTCTTGCTACTCTACCATAAATAGCTTGTTCTGCTATCCCTTGTTCTGTAAATTGTTGAGAGTTTTTGAACATAAATTTTAAATAAAGGGTTTTTAGGCTTGGTAAAAAAAATGCAGTTTTGCCTATTAACGATTCAAATGTCTTTCCTACCATCTTGATATTGAAATCAACAAATGGATGACCGTATGTTTGGTTTATTTTAAACTCTTCACATTTCTTTAATAAAGATTCTATTTCTTTATACATCATACTATAAAGCCTTTCTTACAGGGTTTGTTGTTTGCTTGGCAGAACAATCATCCCAATAATGACACCAATTACATAGCATTGTTTCTTTTGGCTCAAAATACTCTGCACTCTCTATAGAATGTATCATATCTTTTAGTTTATTTTTTATTTTATTTAAGCTTTCCTCTGTATGAATAACACTTCTTTCTAAGCCTTGTTGGAGGAAATGCCATCTTAATTCTATTGATTTTATATTTTTTATTTCAGGCTTTTGCATAACAGCTATTTGATATAGTGCTAACTGCCCATCTCTTTTTGTGGCTGGAGCTGATAATGTACTTTTACCTGCTTTATAATCGTGAACAATCCAATTACCCTCCCCGTCATAGTCTAATCTATCTATTATACCTCTAAAATTAAATCCATTTAGTTTAAAACTAATCATTAATTCAGTAGCATAAACACTCTGATTAAACTCCGGACCATATTTATAATAATAGTTAGCCAAGCAATGCTTCCCTAGAGAGTAATAAAACTCAGTTTTAAAATCTCTAACTGAATATATCTCATCATGCCAACTAGATTTCCAGATACAATCATAAAATTCTTCAATCTCTTTAAAGGGTACACTTCTTTTTATATTATACTGACTATAAATCCACTCAAGTGTATCATGCACCCTCTTACCCATAAAAGCTTCAATTCCTTCTTTGGTGTTTTTTCTTTCATCAACATACATTATCTTATACTTTTCACTACAAGATTTAAATGTATTTAACTGACTATATGAATATATTTTCATTTTCCTACCACCTCATTTAATGATATTAATACTAACTCAGATTGGTTGTTATCACCACCCATTATTTTTTTGGCTTTGTTATTTTTAAATAAATATTTAACTCTTTTCCTCAAAACCTCGACAGGAAAAAGTAATATAAATTTCATACTCCCATCTTTAGTCATTATATGAGCCCAATAATCTGCTTTTGTCGTGGATAATCCACTCGGTCTACCTTTATATCTTACTTCTATTGCTATATTCCCTGTATCATACCATATATCTCTTTCAGTTTTAACCTCCACCTTACCTTTGTTAAGTATTTCGGCTAAACAATCTTCATACTTTTCACCGAACTTTAAATCTAAGTCAAAATCTGGATTATACTTGGACAATTCCCATCCTCCTTACATTATTAATAGTCTCTTGAACTATTTTTTCATAACAAGGCTCACAACACCTATCAGTATCACCAGCATCGCTTGATGCAAGGGTTGAGTTGTCAAATGTAACCTCCTCTTTACATTCGAAACACTCCATAGCTTTTAGATGTTTATGGCAACCATTGTCATATATTTTAGAATCTTCAATATCTCTTGCTTCCTTTCCTCTTTGTTCAAAATATGTACACACCCCAAAGAAAGTTTTACCCTCTGCCCTATGGAATCTACAAGTTGAACAATTCATAGCTTTACTCTAAATACTCTACCACAATACTTAGTCATAGATGCTTTATTAGTTCTTCCTTTATCTTTTACACCTTTCTTCATCATATTCTCTACTCCCTTAATAAGTTTAAGCCTTTTAGATTCGCTCATCTTTTTAGGCTTCTGTTCTTTAATAAGTTTCCTCATTCTCTTTGATGATATTCTACTCATTAGCATACTCCTTTATTCTCAAATGATATTGTTCTTTGATAATCTTCAGCTTCCTCAAATGTTCTAAATTTTTCACATAATTGAACGGAGCATTCTAAGTCCCCTCTTCCTGTTTCAACAGGGTATTCTGAGTCAAAGTCAAAATCTGTTTCTTGTATAAAACTCCATACATTGTATCTCATTTTTCCCACCAATTTTAATTCCTCAAGAATGCATTTAACAGCAGTAAATGACTTCATCCCAAAGCCGTTAATATTTATTAACTCCTCTAAAGGATAATTAATTATTTCATCGGTGGTTTCTAATCCAAGGCTCTTGAAATAGTTTTGTATTCTAACACCAAAATTAATATATTTAATTTTCATTCTCTTCCTTTATTTCGTTAGCATTTTTCTTACCGAACTGCTGGACAAAGCATTTAGTACATACTTTTAGTCTAGCCTTTGTTATATAGGTAGTATACTCAAAAGACTCTTTGTTGAATAGCTCATTAATACAACTATTACATGTAAAATTATCTTTTTTTTGATATGTGGTAGCAATCATCGTCTTTTACTACATCCTCCATTCTTGGTTTTTTAGGGTTAGCTTTTCTTATTTCATAGTCTGCGATTTTAAAGTATTGGTACAGCCACCATTTGCCTCCAGATGCTTCTCTCCATTTAGCATATATTCTCGCCCATTTACTTTTATCGCTTTTATTCAATTAGTTTGACTCCCCTAAGAAAATAAATTCTCTACGACCACCAAGCTCTCTATATCTTTTATAGCAAGTATTAAATCCCTTCTTATCTAACCGAGAAAATATCCCATTCGTTAATAGTATGCTCTCATAAAGTCTAAGTATTTCCACCCTACCACTCGTACTTTGATATAAAAATTTATTCATCTTTCTCTCCTATTATATTAATTAACAATGTTTCATCATCACTATCATACCCAGAACTTGGGCTCTCTGTATCATCTCAATCACTAAGAAATCCACAGTTATTACAATGATACTGACACCTAACAATGGTCGTATCAAATCCACATAAAGTACACCTAGTCTCTTTCATTATCCTCCTTTTTGCAATTCTTACAAACTTCTCTTCTCAATCCAAGTGTTGGGAAATCAACATGTATTAAGATATTTTTTCCTTCTTTCTCCCAAGCACGATTGCACTTTTCACAAAACTTAACTGTATAATTATAACCATTTTCACTCTTCACTCATAACCTTGCAATCTTTTTTTCCTTCACAAGATGGGCAAATCTTCTCCTTTTGTGTTTTTGGAAAATCTTCCCATATATAAAGTTTATATCTACCATTTGACCAAACTTTATCATAGACAGAATCGCACTCTTTACAATATCTAATAGAGGTTGCATTGCTGTTCTTTTCAAGATTATTATTCGGTATATATTTTTGATTTGGTAACCACCAAGCACCGAATGTCTGCTCCTCCCAATGTTTATCCCATTTTGACGAATATTTACTCATTTTCTTCCCCCATAACTTTTATTTCATTATTTCTCCAACTATGGACATCCATATCAACTTTTGTATTTCCTTTTGCCATCATCATTAAGCAAGCGATAAAATAGCCCATTATAAAACCGAATATTAGACATATATAATAATTAATCATTCTTTTCCTCCTCTGTATTAAAATAAACTAAAACCTGTTCAACTCTACATTCTTCATTTGAGCAACTTAGATTTGAAACTATTCCATCTCCCTCAGTTCCACAATCTTCGTAAGAATGGTCACCACCCCATATTAATTTTTTTTTACAATGCCAGCAATTCATTTTTTTTCTTCCTTTTCTTTTATTGAAATTATAGACCTACCTCTAAATCTCTTTACAGCTTCTTTTTCTGTTTTGGCTTCAATTTCTACCCACCTATTTTCATCCTGTAAATCATCATAATAAATTATTCTAAAAGTTTTCATTTATTCCTCCTTTAAAAATTCAACATCTTTTTCGTGCTTCCTTTTCGAAAGCCTTTTAATTTCCTTACAGGAATGACACCGACATCCCCTATCATACCAAGTTCTGCTTGGATAATGCCCCTTTTCATTCTCTCTATCCTCTATCTTGTGTGTGTATTTTTTTCTAGTACTATATCTTGATGCTGATGCATTACAGCTTATATGAGAAAAAGCTATGTTATCTAAATCCCAAAACAATCTTGTATCACCATCCAACCACGGAATTTTATGCTCAATGCTTAAATCTTGAGACTCAACTATTAATGTTTTACATTGAAAACACTCATCAAGTTTTAATTTCTGTATCATCATGAATAATATTTTTTTACGGAGTCTATTTTGAGCAGTAGAATAATTCATGCCTAATTGCTCAGATTTTTTAGTTTTACTCAAGTTATCCACAATCATTAACACTATCATACCCTCGGATAATGCGAGTTATCAACATTATCCACAGGGCATAATATAGGTTAAACCTAGATGTGTAGGTAAACATAGGTTGTAATCTATTAAGTATAGGTATTAAACCTAGGTTAAACCTAGAAGGGTAAATCTTCATCAGCTTCAGTAGTCTTAGAACAAATCTTCATCAGCTTCAGTAGTCTTAGAACCCTCCAAAGCCTCTGCTCTTTCCATTACAACCTTTAAAGCTTTGTTGAGTTTGTTAATCTCTCTCCATAGGTCATCTAAACTACCTTTTAAAACAACACCATCATCATAGCTCCCGACAGACTTACTACCATCCAAGACAGAGGTAAAATCCTTCCCCTCCTTCTTCTTCAAGTCATCCATAGTCATACCATTAATTGTAAAAGTAGTTATCTTATCATCAACCTTTACTTTACCTATGGTAAGCTCCTTATCCCTAAGTGGTGAGTGTTGAGATATTAAGCCGTGCAAGGTGCTAGTTGCTAACATTTGATGCTCAACCCCAGCAGTACTTAAAGTATATCTATACCTTTGTCCAAACTTCGTTGTCACAGGTATAGCATCATTGAATAGAAATTTAACCAACTTAGGTTCTCCAACTTCTATTTTTAGATTCGGTTTGTATTCACTCATTATGAGTCTCCTTGTATTTTATGGTTATTTAAAAGTTTCTGCATATTTTCTAACATAGAAAGTGCTGTCTTTTTATCAAGCTGTTTGATTTTATATTTATTAATATTCTCCAGCATTTTCTCATCCCATTCTTTAGTTAGTAAACCTAGCTTCTTAGCTTCAGCATAAGACTCCTCAACTGAAACCATTATTTCTTTAGTTGGTCTGTTATGTGGTGCTAATTCTAAAGAGTCGGGTACAATCTTTGTCTTATCCCATCCTTCTGGCTTCCAATTATAGGGTGCTTTGCCATTATCTCCAAGTGGTGCAGTAAATCTACCAAGATGATATAAATCTCTCGCTATACCCCACATTACACCAGCTCTTTTAAACGAATCTGATGCTTCACCTTTCTGAGCTTCAAAGTTACTTGGAACTCCGACATCCCATTTAGTTACCCACTCCCCGTCAAGCAAAACAGATATACCACAGAACAAGTTACCCTTAATCTCTTTGTACTCACTCTTCCAATATCCATCTGTTGCTTCGTCTAATCTATCCATTACATACCTTGCATCAATATAGGCTAACATATTCGCCCTATTTCCAAAGGTGTTACCCTCTCGGAATTTAATCTCATGCTTCTCGGTATCTTTTTTTAACATTTCAAGTATTTCACTTGCTTTTTTCATTAACACTCCTTTATTTTATTGTGTTTGGTTTTCCTAAGTGTTGTGGTTTACTTACTTGAATTGCAACACTTTTTTCTAACATTTTTATACCTTCTCTTTGCTTTTCTATTGAAGCTAATAAGCTATTCAAAAGTATCTTATATAGTTTATCTTTATATTTGGCTGGTATTGGTCTTTTACCCGAACTCCATTGATGAACAAACTGCCTTGTTACACCAAGATTCTCTCCAATATCTGCTTCACTTAGATTTGATAATTTAATTACTTCATACATACATCTACAATCCTACTATCTAAGTCTAGCACTACATGGCTAATGTGTAAGCCATTGCATATTGCATCTCCTCTTTGTGTCCAAGATTCAGCTTGAGATTGTCCAAAGTCTTTATACTCAACATCTTTTAAGTCGATTGTTTTAGTACCCTTCCCATCCATTTCTTCAATATGAACCCTAAATGAAATTATAGATGGTATGATGTCTTTAATTCCATACTCTTTAACATCAAGTTCTATTTGATACTCTATCAGACCATCATAACAATCCCAATTTGAATAACCCTCACCTTGAAGGTCTACCATTGGATAACCATTATGACATAGTTTCTGTTTGAATTTTAATATCATTTTCCTTTTCTCCTGTCAATACCTTCTTGAACAACCCTATCATTTATTGCTTGAAGGTGGTCATCTTGTGTTTGTTGCATAGCCTTTTTCATTTCTTCATCTGTCATATAATCAGACTCACAAGGTGTTGGCTCTTCATAAGATTCGATTAACATATCTTTCATTTTACTCATTTGTCTTCCCTTTTTTTTTGTTGTTTTTGGGTTATATAATATACATTGCTTTCCACTTTACAAGCAACCTGTTTTAGCTTTTTTTTCCTGTAAATTTAGAAATAAATTCTTCTTTAGATTCTTTTAAAGCCGTTTTCATTACACTATTATCTTCACAGACATAAGCCATTTCAAACTCAACCCATCTTTCTATAAGGTTAAGTTTATTAACTTCTTCAATGATTTGTTTGTGTAGTGGAACACCCTCAAGTTCTTCCAAGCCAAGCATTTCTGCCAAGTGAATTACAAGGGATAAATTTAAATATATATCTTCTTTATTCATTCTCTACTCCTATTGTTTTTGCTTCACTATCATCATCTCTGTCTATAACTGATTTACATTTATCACATAGATAATAATTCTCATCATTCTCATCATTCCAATTAGGATTGTCATCATCACATTCTTCGCACATTCCATTTTTCCAAAAGACTATACTGCCCTCAATAGTATGTTTAGCCCTCGACAAATCCTCCTTACTATATCCATTAAGATACCCCCAATTACTATGACCATATTTCTCTCTGCAATAGTCATCTATATGGTCGCTTAAAAATCTGCTCATCTAATCCTCCTCTAATTGTGGTAGTCCATTACCACCCCATTGATTAAGTACATCTCTTCTTACTTTCATATCTACTGAATGTGTAGTATTATGACAATCATCTTTTTGTCCATACACAACCTCAAAAACGATAATCTCAATACCTTTATCATCTCTGCCCCAACCATTAACATCATAGTCTATATCGTATGCTGTTGAATAAGCAAAGATACCATTGGCTGATTTAGGGTAGTTCTGATGTAGAATAAAGTCAGCAATGCTATTTAACTTGGATTGTTCTTCCTTAGTCACAAGTGATGTGTCTGACAATGCAAACTCTAAACCCTCAACAATACCTTCATATTTACAGGCTTGTAGACTATCTTGCATTTTATCAAGTTCCTTAACTGCTTCCTTACAATCAGCAAGGTATTCTCTTATTTCATTTTCTGTTTTCATTTAATCTCCTTATATTCTTTTTGTAAAAAATCAACAAGGGAATCATACCAAGCACCATCACCATTATCTTGTTCTTCAAATTTTGTAATTAAATTTGATAAATTAATATACATATCTTCTGAATCATCAAAATCATTTCTGTAATTAGGATTAATGTCCAACATTATATCCATAATACACATTATTTTATAACTTTTTGAATCATAATCTATATTTTTCATTTAATCCTCCTCTCCTATTTCTAATTCTCCAATATATTCTTTTATATTATCTTCTACCCATCTGTTTGCACTTTCTTGGCTTTTAGCAAGAATAGTAAAACAACCCGATACATTAACTTCATATTCTTCTTCGATACATTCATAACATACCCTCTCATCTGTATCCCCTGTCAAACCATTAAACTTCTTATCACATTCTATACAAGTCCACATATTATTCTCCTTTTTTTTATTTAAAAAATGCACCATTCCAAGACTCACCCATCTCGAAATGATACCCATCAAAATCTAAATCACTAAACTTATCAAACAACTCATACCCATTATACATATTCAAAGCAGAGTTTAATGCTCCCTCAAAACTCATACTAATTGTATCATCATTTGCATAGGCAAAATAATCAGATGCCTTGATGTCAGTAAGTATTGTTTTCTTACCGAATGAATCATAATCCCAAGCCTTATTAGAGAAATAAATCCTAACATCTGTATCTAAGCCATGCTTTCTAATAAATCTCTCTATTGTTTTTGCTACTTTAACTTTCTTCATTGTACTAATGCCCCTATTTTTATTTCGTAAACATCTATTAGTTTTTCTAAATCATCTTCAGAAAGATGGTTGAATTGACTTCTTTTATATTTAGGATAATCGGGTTCAAAATATGTATCCCCACCACTACCATCATTCCAAATACTGCCCTTGTCTGTCTTGGCTTCATAGCCTAAACCTCTATTTGTTTCAAAGTATCTTATACTTTTAACTTTCATCATTTACTCTCCTTATCATTTTTAAAATATTAATTGCAAATTCTATTTCAAGCCTTTCATCATTGCCTAGTCTATCGCTCCATTTAAGCATCTCTGTTAATCTTCTAATTGCTTCGTTCATTTACCCTCCTTAGTAACTTTTTCTATGTAATAATTAATAACTTCCCAATTGACCCCAATGGTAGCATCGTGGTTATTTTCAATTAAAGAAAGTACATCCCCTATTTGTTTATCAGTTAGTGTATCGCATTGACTTTTAATGTCCTCTGCATACCAAGTTATTACTGCTTTAGTTTTTGGCTTGTTAATTGTTCTGATAATTGCATTAAACTTTCTATCTTTATAATTTGGCATAATGGTATCACCAAGCCATTTATCTATAAATACATTTTCGACATACTCAAACATATCGGGTTGTAATTCTGATTCAATTTCTTTATCATCATTCATAAACTTTACAGCCTGTTCAAGACTGTCAAATTGTGCAATGGTATCTGTACCATTATCTTCATCCCAAGTAACTGCTACTTCATACCAATATCGTAATGTTGTATCTTCACTCATACATATCTCCTAATAGTTTATTGTATTTTTGTCGGTTTAATTCTAACTCGTGTGGTGATGTGAAATTAATTCTCTTGCCTTCTAATATTAGTGCTTGGTCAGATGCAATTGCTCTGAGCAATCTATTCTCTCTACCATAGTCATCAACTATATTGTATGAAAGCATCACTATCATAAACATACATACTGCTGAAACTAAAGACATTAAGGTCATCCCTAATGACCACTCTATTCTCTCAAATAATATCTTCATCTTAATAATCTCCTTCATATCCGTTTTTAGTCCAAACATCTATACCTTTAAGCCACTTTAATTGATTCAATAAAGATTCATATAACTTGTACTTAGGGTGTCTTCTCTGTAAGTATATTAACTTACCTTTGTTTAACTTATTCAGTTGATAAGCCGACAAATTATTCTCTACTCTTTTAATGTCGTGTTGATATGATTCAGCCATAAACATAATGGTGGATGCAAAAGCACCCTCCCATCCTCTAAAATATAACTTGTCACCTTTTTTATTAACTAATATTCTCATTTACTCTCCTCTAATTGTTCTTCAAGATATTCAAGAGCATGCTCTAAATTATCAAAATGCTCTCCATCATCATTTCCAAGTTCATCTTCAACAATATTTCCGTCTTTCCATTCAGCTACCTCATAGTACCATACACATTCAGTATCTAAACTTGGATATTCTGTAATTCTCCAACCATCCCCATCTGCATAGCTACCATATTTAAAGTCGTGATTAATACAAATCTCTGTACCACTAAAAATACCATCAACTAATGTTCTAAATCGATTCCCACATTTTTTACAATGTTTCATTTAATCTCCTGTTTTTCTTTTTCATAATGGAATACAAAATTATTTGAATTTTCCATTAAAATAATGAGTCCTCTTTTAGTCGCATAGAACTCATTAACATAATTTATCTTAATAGAATTAAAATCAATCAATTCAATATCTTTAAACTTTACTTGAATTACTCCAAGTATAGTGCTTGAAGGAATCATCTGTGATTGAAATCTCCAATTCATATCACCTTGAGCATCCTTAAATATTATTATTTTCATTTATTCTCCTTAATTTTATAATTTTATAAAAGTACTTACTCCTAAAAAAGATAAACCTGTTTTAAATAAACTAATTGCTTGTTCTTCTGTATATCCTATATACTTTCGGTGGTAGTATTGATTATTAACAATACTACTAATCTCAATGCAATTATGATACATTCGTACCGTTATACCTTTAATATTTTTTTCTTCTAATAACATTTATTCTCCATTTTTTCTAATTGTCCAAGACAATTATTATTATAATTCATTACATAAAAATATGTATCTTCACCCTTACTTCTAAGGTCTTCTGATACATCCATAGGTAGACTTGGGTCTATCTGTTTTAATTCATCAGCAGTATAATTCAACTGCATTAATTGTCCTTTAGTCATAACTATTTTTCCTCGCTAAATAATGTATAATCTCTACCCATATAATCTGTACCATCATAAGATACAAATTCTACTTTAACTGATACCATACCCTCTGTACCATCATAACTAAGGTCATACAGGGCATAGGATGGTCTACCGTTTTTAACCTCTGAGCATTTCAATTCCAATTTACTACCATTTACTATGTCGAGCGACTCAGGTTGCCAAGGTCTATAGCCAGCAATAAATCTATTTTTCTTTTGCTTTCTCAGGTGAAAAAATTCTATCACATCATTACTAACACATTTATACCCCCGACTAACCCCGTTCAGAACAATATATTCATATCCTACACCATCTATTTTTAATTTTAATTTATTCATAACTATTCTTCCTCCTTAATTTCATTTAATAAATCTGTTTCAAATAGGTGGATAATTCTTAATACTGCTCTTGCTTTGTCTTCATTAAGGTATTCAATATTAAGATTGTCAATAAACATCTCATAATATCCATCTGATATTTCATTCATGCTATCTACGGTAATGTTTCTGTGATAAGCATTTCTTTTATTTCTAAGTAAACTTGATATATTTTTTCTATACATTATTTATCCTCCATTTGTAATATTTGTTCTAAACTTCTCCATCCTGTGCGAGAATATAAAATACTCTCTAAGGATTCTAAATTCGTTCCATTAATTGAGGTCACTAAGCATATTTCTTCTTTTGTAGCTGTTTCTGTATTTTCTAAGTAATCCCATAATTCATTGACTTTTGTTTTATAATCCATAACTATTTATTCTCCATAGTTGATTCAATAAAAGTTGAAAAGGTTTCGATATGTTTTACTATATTCATTTCATTTAATTGGTGACAATGGATTGTCCCATCAGATGCATTCATCATAATCTTATCACCATCATCATTAATTGAAGAGTAGTAATAATATTCACTATACGAGTCATTCCATTTAACTATTTCTAATCCATATTTTTCTAATAATCTGTTTATTTTTTTAAGTGTAATTCTCATAACTATTTATTCTCCTCAATTTTATATCTATTATTTATTCTTTTCATTGTATTTGAAACTATTTGCCCTTTGGTTAATCCATTTAACTTGAATTTAATACCTAATTCTAAAAGCCTATCAAATACCTTCTCAGCATACATCTTAGGTAGTCCATCATCCATTGATATAATGTACTCACTCTTAAATCCTGAGTCAGAACCATAATCATCAACCTTTACTAGTTTAATATAAATAAAACTATCTAGAGTTAATCTTTTGTAAGGGTGTACAGAATTAACATTAGATTTAATTAATTGTAATAAACTGCTATCAACACTATCGCAAGTATTTGGGTAGGCTTTCAGTACATCCATAATTGAATCTGAATGTATAGAAAATATATTATAATTGTCTTTATACATAATTATAGCCTTTCTGCAAGTTCAATAATTGACATTATAATAATTGGAAATAATACAAATCCTATCATTTACGACCTCGCTAGTTTTTGTTTAGAAATATTGTGATATCTAGAGGTCTTATTAGTCTCTCTAATAATCTCTCTCTCTAATTGTTCTTGAGTCTTAGAATTGTCTTTTAAGCCGTTCTTATATGGCTCATCAACTCTACCTCGCCAACCATCTTTGCATACATACATAATTACTCCCGTGTGTGTTTTAAAAAAAACTAGAAATGTAGGGGGGAATCGAACCCCCCAAAAGACCATCTACATTTATTATATAACTTCTACACCACCACCAAATCTTTTGGTTGATGCAAATGATATACATTCACTCATATTCCCCGTGAAATTAAATATTCTATTGAAATACTTATCATCACCTATTTTAACGACGCAAAATTTTTCTGTATTCATAACTATTTATTCTCCTTTATAATATCAGTTAGATAGCTTTCCATTAATTCAACTATTTCACTTTTTAAACTTTCATCATCAAAAATATCATTTGGAAAGTATTTTTTCCACTCTTCGATTTTATCAGTTTTATATGATTCTAAATCGATAACATCATAAACTCGACCACTCTTTTTGTCGCTAATTGTTATCTCATAATCAGTTAATTTTGGATTCATAACTATTTATTCTCCTGTTTTGTTGGTTAAAAAAAATTAGAAATGTAGGGGGGAATTGAACCCCCCAAAAGACCATCTACATTTAGCCGTTAGTTAGGATATCTTTTTTTATTCTTAATTGTTCTAACATTTTTTCTGAATTACCTTTTATGTTAAAGTAATTCTTTAAGGGTGTAATTTTCCAATTTCTATGAGGTTTAATACCCTTATTGTACAGGCTCAAATCTCGAATAGATACAATTAAATTGTACCACCCTAAGTTATAATTTCTTTTTTTATTATTCTCGCTCTGTAAGTCGATTATAAATTGACAATCTCTGTTCATTATTTATTCTCCTGTTTTATTGATTAAAAAAATTAGTGGAATGCGAGGTATCGACCCCCGACAGATTATCTGTGAATTAATCACTAAGCCTTAGCTACATCTATCTTCCATATACATTCCATACTGATAACTGAACATACAGATTCTAATGTCCATAATATTTAATATTCTAGCAGATTCGCTACTTCTACCTTAACCATTCATTGACTACCCCTCGCACATTCCTTGTCATCATTACGATAACTGCTACCCTCTACAACTTCCAACATTGATAACTTGATACTCCAACCTGTTAATAGATACTGACTAAGTCCTTTATGTGACTGATACAGATTGTTTCATTGGTGTTACGATGATGGGTGTTTCCAATGGTCTATTCTCGGCGATGGTTAACTAATCAGTTGTCAACCTCAAATCTATTGTATGGGCTGACCCTCTGTTACCACCTATTTCAAAAATCATTCAATCGTTCATTTGATTGATGGGATAACTTCGTACACTTGGCGAATGCAAAGCAAGTACTCATTTAATTATTTTTAAGTAGTGATATAAAATTAACAGGCAATACCTCTTCCCCCCGACAGATTACCAAGCACTCCCTACACCAATAAATAAATGGTTCACCATCTAAATCTGAATAAGTATACTCAATCAGATAGTTATCACTGCAATTGGTACAGGATACTTTGAATGGTGTATTGGGGTGTTCTTGGTTTAGAATAAATCTCATATTTAAACTCCTTAATTAATTACTAAAATAGTAGTGAGTCATCTTAAAATTGTATCCCGTAGTCATAACAACAACTATAATAACTATCCTGTTTCATCCTGTTAGACTCGACTCACAATAAACGCCCTCACTACCAACTAAATCTATTGGTTCAAATCCTGTGCCATTATGATTGTCAGAGGGTAAGCGTAATATCATAGCATTAAATAAAGTAACTATTGTTACTAATAAAGTAACTTTGGTTACCATCCCGACAGATTCCCGACCCCCGACAGTACCACATTCTTTACCAATACCTATATACACCAAGACTATTTATTACAGGCTTAGATAGGTAGGTGGATAGGTAGGTGGATAGGTTGGTGGTGTGTTGGTTGTGGCTAATCAGATTAAGTATTATAATAGGTTGATAGCATACGAATATTTAGTGGTGCATTATATAGGTGTAGGATTAAGGCATAGCAGACCCCTAGCAGATAGCATTGGTGGTAGGTTGTAGATATCAGCATCAATCATAACCTGTGGAAAAAAACGGAAAATAACGGAATTATATGTACGGAAACCCTTTGCATGGGGGTGTATGTTTCTATTTTAGCCAAGCATTAAAATCCCACAATTTTTACAGTTTAGTATTGCAACATATAGTTATATTACCCTATGCGACAATATACTATAAAAGGCAAAGTGCACTCAATCTATGAGCCGGGGGATGACCTCCCGGACCACATATCTCCCCGTAAGGATTGGCAGGATGCACGAGTCGGGGACTGGGTGGTTGCAGATGACGATTGTATTATTCAAGTACTCAGACGGGGTAAACTTGGTAGACATAAGACTGTTGGGACATGTACAGGAACATACTGCAAGGCAATTGATACTGTAAGGAAGGCTAATATTTATAATCTTAGTGGTAAGAGAGCAGACACAACAATACATACTCGGAAGACCTGTACAAAGAGAGAAGAGTTGTTTGCTTTACGGGTTTCAAAAGGTCAAGACCGAGTAGAAGCCTACCTTGATGTTTTCCCGGCAAAGAGCAAAGCATATGCAAAGAAACAGTCTGCTATTTTATTAACAACAGAAAGGGTGGATACTTTAGTGAACGAGAAGTTACAGAATACATTTGATACTTTAGGGGTAGATTTAAAATATTTAATTAATACTGCTAAAGAGATAACAGATAATGCTAAGAATGATTCAGACCGGATAAGAAGTTTAAATATGCTGTGGGATGCATTTGGTGTTATAGAAAAACAGAGGGTAACTAATGTTACGGGGATTTTTCAAGGTATTAGCAATGAACAGCTTGAAGCAGCCCAAAGACCGGAGTTAGTAGAAAATGTATGATGATATACTACTAGCAGATGGATTTAATGATGCATTGCTGGGTATTTCTTCTAAGAACATTGCAATCTATGATGTAGATAAGTGTATTACAATACTTGAGAAACAAGGTATGAGTCAAGACGATGCAGTTGAATACTTTTATTTTAATGTAGAAGGTTCATATGTCGGCGAACAAACACCTATATGGATACATACAGATAAAGCTAAAGATATATTACTTGAGGAAAGCCCAAAAAGCAAATTAAGAATTTATAAGGCAGAAGCGTGAGAGATTACAAAGATGAATATTCAAAGTTCCAATCCTCTCCTTCTTCAATTAAAAAAAGAACAGAATTAAACCGTATAAACCATGAGAAGGGAACTTATGGTAATGGAGATAACTTAGATGTCTCTCATGTAAACGGTGGTGTTAAATTAGAACCAGAGTCCACTAATCGTGGCAGAAAGGAAAAATCTCGTATGAAAGGCAGTAAAAGAAAGATGAAAAAAGGTGGTAAGCCATCTGATGTAGAATTAGCAGCTGATGCTGGAAGAGTGATGGGCAAAGCCCCTAAGGTTAAACCAAAACCAACTGTTTTTAAGGAAAAAGCTATACATGACCAACCTGTTGAAGACCGAGTTAAACAGTTAAAAAAGAAACATAGTAAACCAGCACCTCTTACTGAAGGTCAGAAAATTTTAAAAGCAATAGGAAGTATCCCTACGATAGGACCTACTATAAAAATTGCAAAGCATCTTAAGAAATCTTACGATGAAGGAACACCTATATTTAAAGATGGTGGTAAGGCTAAAAAAGAGTATTGGGATAAGGCTTTTAAAAAAAGTGGTTCTCATTATAAAGAACCGACAGGCAAAGAAGTTCAAACTGCAGCTAATTTAGGGATTAATGTAGATGAATTAAGAAAACTTCAATCACAGAGTCCACATAGAACAAGATATGAGCAAAAAATTGCCAAAGGTGGATATGACAAAACTGGTCCTGTTAAAAAAACCAGATATAAAAGTAAGATAAAATATGCTCCTGGTGGACAATTATCAAATCTAAAGAAGAGAGAAGATGAGTCTTTAGATATGGCAGAGAAGATGGCTAAAGGCATTACAGAAGATACAGTCCCTAAAGTCGGTGCTAAAGGTAAACCTTTATTTGATATAAGAAATATTGTAGGGAAGACTCAAGCAGCTAAAGAAGACCGTGAAAGAAGAGAAAGTTTAGATAATAAACCCGTTTATTCTGGTCAAAAAAAATATGATGCTGACGGAAATGTTATTTCAAGCACATCAACTAATAAAGTTGTAGAACCTAAAAAAGAAGTTAAAACTAAAGTAGAACCTAAAAAAGAAGTTAAAACTAAAGTAGAACCTAAAGTAGAACCTGAACCTCCTAAGAGCTCAAGAGACCTTGCAAAAACAATTAAAGGTGATGACCCGGAATCTGTAAAGAAGTATCAAGTATCTGCAATGGGAATGAAAGAAGGTGATGCCGGATTTGGAACTCTTGGACCAAAGACTTTAAAATCTCTACGAAAGACTCAAGGTAAACAAGTTGATAAGCCGGGAACTAAAAAGTTCGTAGCTCCTCCTAAGATTGAAAGAACAGAAACAAAGTTTAGAAAAAGAGTGGAACTTGGTACAGAAGCAGATAAGAAAAGACAGGAAGAAAAGGGAATTAAGAAAGTAGAAGTTAAAACAGTTAAGGAAAAAAGACCAAAATCTGACAATGAACGAAGACAACTTAAAATGATGATGAAAAAGCATCCGGATAGATTAGATGCTAAGACTAAAAAATATGCTTTTGAACAATATGGTATAAAAGAGAAAAAGAAAAAAGAACCAGAAGTTGATATAGAGGCTAAATATAGAGAAAAGAAGTTTAAAGAAAAGCATGGAAAAGATGCAGTTGTTGATTTTCCATTAGGAAAAGCAGTTAAAAAAGGTGTCGGTAAAGTTAAAAAAGGTGTTGAAAAAGTTAAAGGTATATTTAGGAAAAAAGGTTATTTCGACCCGGCAACAGGTAAAAAATATAAATCTAAAGAAGTATTTCAAAAGCAAGCATATGAAGCAAAACAGGCTAAGAAATCTGTAAAACTTAAAAGCGAAAGAGAAGAAAGAAAAGCAGATATAGCTAAATCCAAAGCAGCATATCAAGAAAAGATGCGAAAGAAATATGGTCTTAAATATCAAGAAGGTGGTATGCTTTCAGGACCTTCTCATAAAAAAGGTGGTATAGCTGCTAATGTAGGAAACCAACCTATTGAGATGGAAGGTGGAGAATATGTTATTAAAAAATCCTCTGCTAAAAAGCTTGGTGATGATGTACTTAACTATCTTAATGAAACAGGTAAAGTTCCACAGTTTATGGCAGGTGGTTATACTAAAAAAATGTATAAAGATGGTGGTATGCTTGAAGGTGAAGCTTTAGAGATGGGTGGTAAACTTCAAGATAATAGAGCTGGATTTACTCCTGTATATGAACATGGTGGCTGTGTAACGGTATCAGGAGAGGCTAGTGCTGGCGATGTAGCACATACTCATACACACTCTGGCTATAAGGCAGGTGAGTAACTATAATACACAAAATGTAGCTAAAGCTGAAGAGGCTTTACTTTTAGCTTCTCGTGACTTAATTGCTTTCGGGAAGTTGTTTTTACCAGACGATTTTAACCGTTCAGATACTCCTTGGTTTCATTATAAGATGGCAGATAAGATGACTGAAAGAGATGGCAAGAATTATAAATATAATAATCTTGCTATTATTCTACCAAGAGGACATGGAAAAACAGTATTGACTAAGGCAGATATTCTGAGGAGTTTTTGTTTTGCACGAGAACCTCTATTTTATGGCTGGGTATCTGCGACTCAAAAGCTTGCGACTGGCAATATGGATTATATTAAAACTCATATTGAACTGAATGATATGATAAGATACTACTTTGGAGATTTAAAAGGTAAAAAATGGACAGAGCAGGATATTGAATTTTCTAACGGTTGCAAGCTTATTTCTAAATCAAATATATCTGGTATTCGTGGTGGAGCTAAACTTCACAAAAGATATGACCTTATTATTCTTGATGATTTTGAGGATGAAAATAATACGCTAACTGCTGATAGTCGCTCTAAGAATGCAAATATGGTAACTGCAGTTGTACATCCGGCATTAGAACCTGACGGTGGTAGGCTTCGTATTAACGGTACTCCTGTACACTTTGATTCTTTTATAAATAATCTTATTGTTAATTCGGAAAGAGCTAAAAAAAATAAAGAAGATTTTAGCTGGGAAGTTTTAATGTATAAAGCAATTCAGCCGAATGGACAACCTTTATGGCATAGTTGGTTTCCATTATCTAAGCTTGAAGAAAAGAAGAAGTTTTATGCTGATTCTGGACAGGCAAATAAATTTTATCAAGAATATATGATGGAAGTTCAGTCTGAGGAAGATTCTATTTTTAATATGAGGCATATAAACTATTGGGATGGAACTTTTAAACATGATGAAGATACTGGAATGAACTATATTGTGGTTGATGGACAGGAAAGACCAGTTAATACATATATGGGAGTAGACCCGGCAACAGATTCAGAAAGAAGGGAAAGTGATTTTAGTGTTATAATTGTTATAGCAATAGATGAGGATTCTAATATTTATGTTTTAGATTATATTCGTAAAAGAAGTTTACCTGTTCTTGCTATACCGGGTGAGGATAAAAAAGGAATAGTAGATTATATATTTGAACAGAACTCTGTATTTAAGCCCCGTTTAAGTGTCATAGAGGATACAACAATGTCAAGACCAGTATTCCAATCTATTATATCAGAGATGAGGCGTAGAAACGATTTTACCGTAAAAGTTAAGCAGGAAAAACCCGGCACAAGAATGTCAAAAAGAGACCGTATCCAAGAAATCCTTGCACAAAGGATGGCTATTGGTGCAGTAAAAATTAAAAAAACACATTACGACTTACAACATGAGATTATAACTTTTGGTCCACGGATGGCACATGATGATACAATAGATGCATTAGCTTATTCAGTTAAGTATTCTATACCCCCGACAGGACTTGAAACACATAAAGGTATTCATAGAAAGGTCGTACAAATGCCTAAAAATTGGGTGATTGCATAATGGATAAAAGAGCAACTAAGATAGAACATCTATTTAATAAGTTAAATGGAAATACTCGCAAAGAATGGGAATATAAAAATCAAGAAGGGCATAATTTCTATCTTGATAATCAACTCTCACGAGATGAAGAAATAGCTTTAAAAAATCAAGGAATGCCTACATTTACAATAAATCGAATAATTCCTGTTGTAGAAATGTTAAACTACTATGTTACAGAAAAAGACCCTAAGTGGCAAGCTGTAGCAACAGAAGGTAGTGATTCAAAAGTAGCAGCTATACATTCAGATATGGCAGACTATATATGGTACAATAGTAAAGGTTCAGCTGTTTATAATCAAATAGTAACTGATTGCTTAACTAAAAGTATCGGATATTTTCGTGTCCGGGTAGATGCAAATGCTGACCATGGAATGGGAGAAGTAGTATTTGACTCTATAGAGCCTTTTGATGTGTATCCAGACCCTAAGTCGAGAGATTTACTCTTTAGGGATGCTGGTTATATTTTAATATATAAGCAAGTACTTCGTAGTCATCTTCTCAATGACTTACCAGAGTTCTCTGCAAAATTAAAAAAGGCATCCGGACAAGGTTTATATAATGTATCAGGGCAGGAAAAATCAGACGGTAATGATTTTCAATATAATGATATAAGTGAATCTTGGAAATCTGACGGGGAGAGAGATGATATTCTTTCTTACTATGAGATGTATGAAAAGGTTAAAGTCGCTTATAGAAATGTCTTTTATAAAATGCAACCAACTCAAGAAGAAATAGATGCTATAACACAGCAAATAGACCAAGATATGCAATCTTTTATTGCAGAATCTCAAGTTAAGCTTGAAGAGACTATTATGGCTATTGGTAAGAATCTTGAAGATGGTGTTATAATACAAAGCAGGCATGACTTAGAAGTTCAAAAAGCACAGCAAGAAGCAGAACAGCAATTACAACAAGAAAGACAGAATCGTATTAGTTCTGCAATGGAAGAAGCTGGTAAGGTTGAACAAACTGTAGTATCTGAAAAAGAATTTAAAATCCTTATGAAAGGTGAACTTAAAAATAATCTCGTAGAGGCTATTAAGTTTTATGATAATAAAGTTAAGGTAACTGTATGTGTAGGTGGTGAGTTTTTATATGAGCGTTATTTGCCGGGGACAGAATATCCGATAATACCTGTACACTACAAGTATACTGGTACTCCATACCCTATGAGTGTTGTTTCTCCACTAGTAGGAAAGCAAAAAGAATTAAATAAAGCACATCAACTTATGATTCATAATGCATCATTAGGTTCTTCTTTAAGGTGGATAGCTTATGATGGTTCTATAGATAAAGACCATTGGGAAAAGTTTGCTACTGCTCCGGGTGCAATACTTCCTGTTAATCACGGATATGACCCTCCAACAGCTGTTCAACCAGCTCCTATATCTACAGCTTTTGCTAATATAGTAGATAGGGGTAAAATGGATATTGAGCATCTAGCTGGTATATATTCTTCTATGCAGGGAGACACCTCGTCACAACCAGAAACATATAGAGGTTTGCTTGCTAATGATGAGTATGGAACAAGAAGAGTAAAAGCATGGATTACAAACTCTATACACCCTGCTTTACAACAATTCGGTTTAGTTGTAAGAGATTATGCTCAAGCTACTTATAAAATTAATAAAGTATTTAGAATCGTACAGCCAAATGCAATTGCACAGCAAGATGAATATAAAGATGTTGAAATAAACAAAATGCTTTATAATGATTATGGCAAGGAAATTGGAATGTATAATGATTATGCAAGTGCTAAGTTTGATGTAAGAGTTGTTCCGGGTACAGGACTTCCTGTTAATAGATGGGCTTATCTTGGAGAACTTAAAGAACTTCTTCAGCTTGGTGTTGTTGATGATATGGCAGTACTTGCCGAGACAGACATTAGAGATAAGGAAAAAATTGCCCAAAGGAAGTCTATGTATTCTCAACTTCAAGGTCGGGTACAAGGTTTAGAGAAAGAAATTAAAAGTCTTAATGGAGATAATGAAACTCTCAGAAGACAAGTTATACAGGCTGGTATTAAAGATGCTAAACGGTCTGTTGAACATGATATGCGAAAGAATTTATTAGATTCAAGTACAAAACTTAAATCCCAAGTTGCTGAAGAAAAGGTTCGGCAAATGGGGATAACTAAGGAAATGGATGGTGTTCTTAAAGACCAACAAAAAGAAATGAGAGCACAAAAAACAAATAACTTGCAGGCTACAACTAAATAAGGATAATTTTAGTCTGCTGTAAACCTATAGAAAGGCAATCATGCAAGAAAACATACAGGACAACTCAGAACAAGATTTAACAGTCGAAAACTCTGACCCCGGTGATTTTTTTAATGAGTTAGAGCAACAGGTGAACGGCTCTATCGTAGATGAGGTTATCACAGATGTGGTAGCTGAACAAGCTCAACCATTGGCAACTCTCCAAGGAGACCCCAAACAACAAGCAGAGCAACCTGACATATGGGAGTCAGAAGAAAACCCATATAAGAAGCGTTATTCAGATTCATCAACTGAAGGAAAGAGACTTTCAGAAATCGTTAAAGATAATGAAAAATACTCGGAACTTATTGGTGTGATGAAGGATGACCCCGGTGCAGCTCAGGCTGTACTAAACCATCTTTCTGGGAAAGAGAAGGCTAACGAAGCTTCTAATCCAAGAGAGTTATTTGGACTTGAGAAAGAGTTCGTTTTTGACATGGATGATGCATTGGATGACCCTAAGTCTCAATCTGCTTCGGTTATGAATAATTGGATTACTACAGTAGCTAATAATATTGTAGAGAATAAAGTTCAAGAAATCGAAACGCAACAGCAGGAAGCTGCAAAGCAGACTGAAACAAGGGCTAAGCAACAAGCATTCATGAAGGAAAAGAATTGGACACAAGACCAATTTGATAGCTGGATGGGAAGGGTTAATGATACGCTTGCAGGTGGTATGGACTATGGACATTTAGATAAGATTGTATCCGAGGGACAGAAAGCGAGTAATATCGCTGACAGTACTAGAAGACAGGTTATGAATCAGATGAAGAATGTAAGTCAATACCCGAATACCGTAAGTAGTGCTAATAGCGTAGCAAAGGATGCGAGTCCTGATGATGCTATCTTCGATGTCGTAAAAGGCGTTGATAAAGCAGTAACTATGGAAAATTTGTTTGAATAAATAAAATAAAGGACAGTTAATATGGCTGATTATTTAAGTGCGATAACTCCACAAACTGATTTGACTGTTGCCGATTTTGATGGTAGAGGTCCGGGCACGAGTACAGATTTACTTACTGGTGACATTAGGCGTAAATATAATTTCGGTAATAAGGTTTCTGAGCTTTCAATAGCCCAAGACCCGTTTTTCAGATTCGTTAGTAAAGTCGCAAAAAAACCAACTGATGACCCACAGTTTAAATGGGCAGAAAAAAGAGATTCTTGGCATAAGAGATATGCGTATGTAGGTGCTGCTAAGGATAATGCAGGTGCTTGGGTTACCACTTCAGATTTAGGTGCAGCTCCAGGTGCAGGTGATACTTTAAGTTTAAGAATGATTACTGATTATAAAAATACTGGTAATATTCAAAATGTCTTCGGTAATACTACGAATGATTTTGCAATAGGTGCTACAGGTACAATGCCTAAGTTTTTCTTACCCGGTCAAATTGTTAAAATACCTACTTCTTCATCGGCAGGTGGAGACCCGACTGGATATATGATTGCTAAGGTTAATACCGTAACTGAATATGCAGCAGGTGCTTCATCTCAAGATGATGCTACGGCTACATCTTCTACTAATCCTGATATGGTTCAACTGGATTGTACAGTTGTTAAGGCTGGAACTCAATATTTAACTACTACAGCTAATATTGATGATGCTGGAACAGCTGTTACTCCTTCAACACAAAGAATACATGACCAATTAGAGCCAATGAGATGTCATGTTATGGGTTCAGCTCATGCTGAAGGTTCTGGTTATCCTGAAACTTGGAAAGACCAACCATACTCAACTAATACTGGTATGACTCAAATCTGGAAAACTTCAATGGCTATGACAAATACTGCTCGTGCTACAGTTCTGAAATATGAACCAAACGAATGGGCAAGAATTTGGCAGAATAAGCTTATTGAACATAAATACGATATTGAGCAATCATTATTATTCGGTTCTCAGTATACAGATGGTTCTAATGTTCAGTATACTCAGGGTGCGATTGATTATATAACAGGTTATGGTAATACATTTAGTTTATCAACAGCAACTAAGACAGCTGATGACTTCTTAGATGACTTATCGAGCTATGTAGACCCTCGTTATAATAATTCAAAAGCTACTATATTCTTCTGTAATACAGCAGTTTATAATTGGTTACATAAACTTGGTGGATACTTTAGTAATAACCTTAATATTAACTCTAACTTTAGTGCTGACTTAGCAATAACAGGTAGAAAGAAAGTATTAGGCTTAGATACTACTAACATCACAACTCCTTTTGGAGATATGAATGTTGTTAGAAATATTCACTTAGATGGAACTAATGTTAAAATGCTTGGTATTAACATGAAGTATTGTAGCTATAGACCATTAGTGGGTAATGGTGTAAACAGAGATACCTCAGTATATGTTGGTGTGCAAACACTTGAAAACACAGGTATAGATAGAAGAGTTGATTTAATTTTAACAGAAGCTGGTATGGAGTGGTCAATGCCCGAATGCCACGCTATCTGGTCTTAAAGGAGGTATATTATGGCTAATCCAATGTACGGACAAAATAGTTTTGATAGCAAATTATCTGATACACCTAAATTAACGGTAGGACCGGAATTTGGGTTTGGTGATGATGATGCTGCTGTTGAAAATAGTCAGGTCTTAAATGCAAGTGCAGTTACTGTACCTGCTGGAACTTTAGTTGAAAGAGTTGCAGTCCTTGTAACTACTGTTGGTGCTGGTGGAACTGCTGGAACTACCGATATTAATATTGGTTATGATGGGGATGATGATTTCTTCTTAAGCGATGTAGACCATAATGCTGGGTTTTTAGGCACAGTTAACAATGTTATCTTTCAAGGGAATGATGACACTTCAAAGCAATCTGCTAAATACTTTAGTTCTGCAAATGTAATACAGGCTAAGGTTATTACTAAATCTGCAGCAACCGGCAAGGCTCGCTTATTAGTCTGGATGTCTGACTTAGAAGCAGTATAGAAAGGAGTAACTTATGGCTAAATTAGGAATAGCAACTCCAAGTTGGGCTGGATATTGTCAGGATTTGACTGAGACTACAAGTCTTGGAAGAGGAGATAGTGGTAAAGTATTCTTCTTAAATTCTGCAACAGAGTTTACAACAACATTACCTTCAGTATCTGATGCTGGTGCAGGCTGGCATTGTAAGTTTATAGTAAAAGCAGCTCCTTCTGGTGCAGATTATATTATAACTGAAAAAACTTCTGCTGATACAAATATTATTGTAACAAATGGTATTGTTGAACTAGAAGTCGATACTAATACTGACGGTCTATTTGATGCAGGTCATACTACAATTTCTTTTGCAGATGGTGTTGCTGTTAAAGGGGACTGGATAGAAGTCCTTTGTGATGGTACTAACTTCTATGTAAAAGGTGCAACTAATGCAGATGGTGGTATTACATTAGCTTAAATAAATAACTTAGGGTAGCTCAAGATGCTTCTTGGGCTACTTTAATAACAACTCATTCACGCTTATGTCAAGCTTAGAGAGGAAGTAAATGGCAGATTTTGAAGCACAAGTAAATGGATTAACAGACCTTAGTATAGGGTCAGCCTCGACATCCCCGTCACGAGATGAACTTTCACAGTTCCTTAAAGATGGTGTATTAGAAGTAACCAACAGGACTATAGCACTTAAATCACAAGATGCTTTTATGTTTGTTAGGAGTTCTTCAGAAGGTACATCTCAAGGAGCATTGAGCTCTGATTCAGGAAAAGTACTAACTGTTGTTAGAGAGGCTGGTGTTGATGATGATTGGAGAGATTGTCGATTTATTCCATTAGGGCTACAATCTAATGTTACTGATACAGATAGTCTTCATTTTACTTCAAAATATAATCCTTCTTATACTATAGAAGATGATGGTAAAGTAAATGTTTATCCTACTCCGTCTTCAGACCCAGATGCTTATAAAATTTATTTTATTAATGGTACACCTGTAGATAATTCAGGTGCTGCTTTAGCTCAGGGTGCAAGTACTATTAAATATTTTCCAGAAGATAAAGTTTATTTAGTAGTTCTTTATGCTTCAATGCAATCTTTAAAATCAAAAATGGCTTCTAAGAGTGGATTATTACCATTTGATATTGCTTTACCTGCATTACCACAAAAAATTACGATTGATACTATAAGTACATCTTTACCGAGTTTTATAGCTCCAGGTGGTTTTGTTCTACCTCAAGCCCCGGCAGATGCAGATATTAGTTTTACAAGTGTTCCAACTTTTCCAGCTTTTAATAAGCCTGTATTCGCAGCTCCGACATTAGCAACGATAGATGAATTAACTTTGCCGAACCCCCCGGCTATACCAGATGTTCAACTGCAAGAGATAGCAATCACAACAGGTAGTATAACACAAGATAGTTTAAACAGTTCTCTTCCTACATACGATGGACCAGCAGTAGCTCCAAACTTTAGTGATGTAGAAAAATGGATTACTGAAGAGGAAGATTCAGAAATGGCAGGTACAAGATTAAATGCTATTTCAGCCCAAATACAAGAATTTGGTGCTAAGGTCCAAGACTCTGTTCAAGATTTTAATGAAGAAAATGTTAAATATCAAGCAACTTTACAAGCTGTAATAAAAAATGTAGACCTTAAACAACAACATGAAGCTAATAAACTTCAAAGATTTTCACAACAACTAGCCCATTATCAAGCTGAAGTTAATTCTGCTGTACAACTATGGACTAACGAAGAATGGAATCGGTCATTCCAAAGATATACTACAGATTATAGTAATCTTTTAAATGAATACTCTGCTAATGTTCAAAATGAAACAGCAAGAGTTGGTAATGGAGTTCAAGAGTACTCTCAGGAAATATCAAAAGCTACTCAAACATATCAAGCAGAAACTGGATATGACTTGTCAAAATTCAATGCTCAGGTACAAGGTGAATTACAAAGATTTACACAAGATTTAACGAAGAATAGTACAGACTTTCAAAACGGAATAAGTAAATATTCTACAGAAATAAACGGGGTCAATTCCTCAAACAATAATAAGCTTTCAAAATATAGTGCAGAAGTTCAAACATTCACAGCTGAAATTCAAGGTAAGTTATCAGAATATGATGCAAAGCTTAAAAAGCAAACTACTGATTATCAATGGTTGAATGCTCAACATGATAAGATTAAAGCTCAGTACGATGATGCTTTTATGGCAATAGCAAGAATGAGTGAACAGCAAGCACAACAACAACAGCAAGGAGCTAGATAATGGCAG